TACAATTATTGCCACTTCAATTACATCTGGACAAATTACAACACAAAATAATAGTATCAATATTGGTTCAGGTACACTATATGGTACAATTATTGCGAATACAATAACATCTGGACAAATTACAACTCAAAACAATACTCTTAATCTTGGAAGTGGTACAATATATGGTACAATTATTGCCACTTCAATTACATCTGGACAAATTACAACACAAAATAATAGTATTAATATAGGAAGTGGGATAATATATGGTACTTTTAGTTCAATTACTACAGCATCAATAAATACACAAAATAATAGTATTAATATTGGTTCAGCAATGTTATATGTAGGCGGAGTATTTTTGACATCATATGGAAATATTTTTGATTCATATGGTAATATATATCCAAATAATATTTACACATCAAATAATAATCTATTATTAAATTCAAACGGAAATATATATCCAACTACAGTAGCAAGTTCAAATTATTATAATTTAAATAATTTATACAATATAGATTCATATGGTAATATTATAGGTAACAGTTATTCTATAAATAATACTTTGACAGTTATTAATTCAAATGCAAATATGACCATTCAAACTATAACAACTCAAAATAATACTATTAATACAGGGTCAGGAAAAATTTATACATCCAGTATCTATTTATCTAATATCTATGATACTTTTGGTAATCAATTTACATTACCAGTTAAAGAAGCTTCGTATATAACATCTTCAACAATAACAACACAGAATAATACTATAAATATAGGAAGTGGTATATTATATGGTAATTTAATTGCAAATACTATACTTAGTGGCCCGATAACTTCAAGTAGTATAACAACTAAAAATAATAATATTAATATAGGAAGTGGTAAGTTATATACGTGCAATATAATAGTAGATACTATAACATCAGGAAGTATAACAACTCAAAATAATAATATTAATATAGGAAGTGGTAAGTTATATACTGGTGATTTAATAGTAGATAGTGTAACTAGTGGAATAATAACAACACAGAATAATAATATAAATATAGGAAGTGGAAATTTAATAGTAAATCAAATAACATCAGGAAGTATAATAACGCAGAATAATACTATAAATATAGGAAGTGGAACTATATATAGTTCAAATATATATAGTCGAAATATAAATAGTACTGTTATTAATAATACTTTATTAACAAATACTTTTATTCAAACATCAAATATATCTTTTGTTGGAACAATTATTAATAATTCTACTGCAATACCAACTGCAGTATTATTAACATCTGATGCTGCTGGAGCATGGGGATATGTTCGGTTATATGATAATTTATATACAGCAGGACAACAAACAAATGGTGTTAAATTAAATGGTTTAAATTATATAGCTTCTGGACAAAGGGGTATTTCAGATTTACAAAGAGACCTACAAGCCAATATATATGCAGATGCTATATATACATACAACCAATATTTACTAAATGGGACAACAGTTGATTTACCTAATACATTTGGACAACTTGTAGTATTACAAACAACTCAATTATATTCAACAACCACTGCAACAATAACAACACAAAATAATGATATTAATGTAGGTACAGGGAATATTATTATTGGTACACTTCAATTTTACACAAGTGGTCTAGCTCAACCAACTCCAATACTAAATATTAATTCTACAAGTATTAGTGCATTATCAGGTATAACTCCTAGTGCAATATCAGTTACACAAAATGATGTATATATAAATTATCCTTTACATATTGGTAATAATCTGTTATCTTCATCTAATATTATTACAGATAGTTTTACAGTTAATAATACTGCAACTATTAACACTTTAAATGTTGCAAATCTTAATTTAACAAAACAATCATTGCCATCTTTAACTGTAACAAATACTCTTGTAGCTTCTTCAGTAACAACTGGCACAATAACAACACAAAATTATACAATAAATGCTGGAAGTGGAACAATTTACGGTAATATACGCTCAATCAGTTCACTTAATGTTCCAACAATAACAGCATCCACAATTTCAATTCAAAACGGCACAATTAATAATTCAAATGGTACATTAATAACTAAATTTTTTACTACAAATTTTATTACAACAGGCTATATTACAACTCAAAATAATTCTATTAATGTAGGTACTGGAACAGTTGTAGCAGGTTCTATCACTACACAAAAAATATTTACACAAAATAATTCTATAAATGTAGGTTCAGGAGGTATAATTGCACAATTATATTCAGCTTTCTGTACAGTTACACCAACTATTACTGCATTATCTACGATTGCACCAATATATAGTCAAAATTTTGTTTCAGGTACATCACAAATTTCAAATATAACACCACCTTCACCAATTAGTACTTATGGTGGGCAAATAACATTAATACCTACATCTACATGGACAACTAGTTCAAATTCGACAACATATGGAATTGCATTATCTACTACAGCAGTAATAAGTAAAGCATTAATAATGACTTACAACCCTGGTAATAGTTTGTGGTATCCAAGTTATTAATAAAAAAATAATAGTATATTTATTTAATTTTTTTTGTTATTTTGTTTTTTCTTGCGACCACCATTTTGTTTTGGTTGCATTGATGAAACAATGTTATAATTTGGTGTATCTGTAACAGGCATATTCATTTCATTTACAGAATAATTTGATGCAGGAACACTTATATCTCCACCATTTTGTTTCGTTTTTTTGCTGCGATTTGTACCACCATTTTGTCTAGTAGATACTGATGCAACTTGTGGTGGTGACATAACAGTATTACTACTTAACAGTGGTGTTGTTACATTAGTATATATTGGTGGTAATTCACTTGAAACTAATGGTGGTAATGCTAATCCAGCATTAAATGCTTGTGGAGCATAGATAGCTGCATTAAATGCAGTAGCTTGTGAATATGGATCTGCTGCTCCGGCTAAAAGACTAGATGAATTAGAATATTGATCAGTTGGTATTGAAGCTGCATACATACCTCCACGTTGATTTTTCTTATTTGTTTTGTTTTTTGATTTACCTCCCATATTTTTTTTAACAACTCCAGATGAAGCTTCAGGAGATAATTGTAATCCATTTGTTCCAACAGCTTCTTTTAATTGATAGAATATACTATCTAATAAAGTTTTTTGTTTTTCTAATTTTGTTTTAATGTCTAACCACGAGCCTTTTAAATAATCTTCATCTTCATTAAGAGTATTAACAATAGTTGTTATTTTATTAAGAGCATCTGTTGCAGCTTCGAGTCTAAGTTCTAAATTTTCATCGCCTCCTTTTTGTTTTTTATATTTTTTATTTTTTCCTCCAATCGTTAAATCATCTACACCATTAATGTTACCTATAATATTAAAAAACTTCATAAAATTTGTTTCCATAGTTTTAACATTATCTTGTGTTATCTTATTCTGATGTAATATATCTTGTTGTATTGTATTATTGATAGTATCTAATGTTGCTTTAGCTTCATTAAAAGCATTTGTAGCTGTAGTATATTTATCTACAGTTGCCATAATATATTACTACTAATTATGTAGATTTTATTTATAAAAAGAATACTTTTACTCAGCGTTTATTTTTGGATTTTTTATCTTTGTTATCCTTATTTTTATTGTCTTTGTTTCCTCCTGAGGAGGAGGCGGCGGCACTAAGACCGACTAACATATATCCTAATCCAGTAGATATCTTGGTTGATAATTCTGCAAGAGCAGTTTTTTTTTCAGAGGCAGTTTTGTTATTATATTCATTAATTGCAGTAGTTGCTTCAACAAAATTTTCAGATGCTTTTCCAAATGAGCCTGCAGGGTCTAAATTTTTATCTGCTGGAGATACTAAAAGTTCTAAACGTGTAATTTCATCAGCCATATTTTTTGTTTCTATATAAATGAAATAAAAAATTTATGGTAGTTTATTTCTTTTAAGTTCATTGAAAATTTGGTCATTTCCTTTGGGGAGTGTTTCTGGGATATATTCTACACCAAGTTGTTTTTTGCCAAAACTTTCAAGAACGCGAATCATTTTTCTACGAAGAACAGTAAAACGCATTATATTATATTCTATAAGAGCATCGGGAATGACATTATATACATGTTTTAATCCACTTGATGGTAATGTTAAATACATTCCGTACATTGTTGCGAGAATTTGTTCACCCAAATCTATAAATGTATCAAAATAACTTTGAAAATAGTAGCGTTCAATAAGAATATTTACATATACTTTTTGGAACATATTCATTAATACGAGCATATCTGCATATTTGATACTATCATATACATGTGCAATTTTCAAACTACTTGCAATATCCATAAGAACTTTATTTTTCTGTAAATATATAAATCCTTTTTTAGGGAAATTTTTCACATTATATATATCGACATTTGTTTCTTTACGAGTTTTTCCTATTTTATCAAAATAGCCATAAAGATCATGAATAGTTTCTGATGCTTTATTTGATTCAGTTTGTAAATATCCATAAAGAATCCATCCTAATCCGCCAAGTATTATAATTTGAAGTAAATTTTCGGTTGTTTTACCATTTAGAATATATGCAATTGTTGCACTAAATAATATAACTGAAAATACAGAACTTTTTATTATAGTTAAATCAACCATAGTGATTCCCTCTATAAGAAAATGTGGAAAGAAATACGACCCTAATATACTTATTATACAGAATCAATAAAATAGAGAATAAATGACAAAAATATAAAGATGAACCCAACGTATAAACGGCGGTCTTTTTGAAAAAAAGCATTCATAATATTTCTTCGAGTTGTTGTCGAATCAGTTGATTCACTGGCAGATATTATATCAGCTAAATCGTTTATTATATCAATAAGAGTTTGTATTGTTTTTTTAAATAATTTATTAACACTCAGTTCTGTCCAAGGTTTTACATCATCTTCATTGTAATTTGGGTTTGCTTTTGTATCTGGAAATCGACGAAGAAACTCATTGATTTTATCAATAGATTTTGTTTGTAAAAAAGGATCATCACCAATTAATTCACGACCATCATTCGCTTCTTTTTTTAATTGTTCATAAAGTGTGTTAAATTCTGCAATATTTGTATTTGGTTTTGGTGGAGTTGTTTTTTTTTCATCTGAAGATTTTTTATTGGATGATGGTGGTGGCACTGATGTAGACTGTGATATCAGTGAATTTGCACTATATATGGGATCCATACTATTTAATAATGGAGCCATTGTAAAACTCACTCTATAAAATAAGCAATATTTTTAGATTGTGTCCATCATATCCACTGTTGCTAACATATGTCTTCTACAACAATATCTATTCAATCCAAGTTTATCAAGAATTGGACCAGTACGAAGTGATTCAAAGTCTTTATATTGTTCTTCTTCGGCGGCTTTTTTCTTTGATAAAACTTTATCTTCTTTTGCGTCTTCTTTTTTTTGTAATTTTTGAACTTCTTTTAAATAAAAATCGTATTTATCTGCAAGTGGTTTTCCACAAGTAAAACATCTAATAGGAATAATCATTCTTATATGTTATAAATAGAAGTATCTATATTAGTAATTCAATTTTTAGTATCCTTAAATAATAATGACACAATCACTTTCAATTGCAAACAAAGATGTGCAAATTGCCGAAAAAAAACCAGTTCATTCAGATGAGTCTCTTTTAAAAAAAACAGCATTATTTCTTCAACCAAGTATATCTACATTAAAAACGAGTGCATTAACTACGATTAAATAAAAATGTGTAAATAATATAATAGACTTCTATGCACGAACAATTAAATATGCGAATTATGACTCTTGAAAATATAATACAACAACTGAATGCGCGACTTAATGCATTAGAACAATTTATTGTTCAATTACATACATCAAATCCTTAAAAAGAGCGCATATATTATTTTTATATTAAAATATATACTAATATTAATACATAAATTAGAATGAATTCCCTCGCATCTCGTGTAATTAATATTGAAAATGGTTTAAATAATTTAATAACACGCTTAGATAAATTGCAGAGCTATGCTATAAGTTTAAAACAAAAAAAAAATAGAGATTTACTACAACGTATGAATAAAATTAATGTATTTAAGAGTCGTTATGAATTTCTAGTTATGGAATCAACCATTGCTGAAAATACATCATTAAATAACGTAAATCTCACGGGGACGACTGCGCGTAACGCAGCTGCAGGCCAGCAGACAGTGCGGCTTCGGTGCGGCTGCACGCAGTGCCGGCTTTTCGCGCAAGCGGCAGCGCGGGACGATGAGCTTGCAGAAGAACCAGTTGTAGAAGAATCAGCAGTTCCAGAAGAACCAGTTGTAGAAGAACCAGCAGTTCCAGAAGAACCAGTTCCAGAAGAACCAGTTGTAGAAGAACCAGCAGTTCCAGAAGAACCAGTTGTAGAAGAAGAACCAGTTGTAGAAGAATCAGCAGTTGTAGAAGAATCAGCAGTTCCAGAAGAACCTGCAGTTGTAGAAGAACCAGCAGTTCCAGAAGAACCAGTAGTTCCAGAAGAGACTGCAGTTCCAGAAGAACCTGCAGTTGTAGAAGAATCAGCAGTTGTAGAAGAATCAGCAGTTCCAGAAGAACTTGCAGTTGTAGAAGAACCAGCAGTTCCAGAAGAACCAGTAGTTCCAGAAGAGACTGCAGTTCCAGAAGAACTTAATTAAAGTTCTTAGTCTTCAATTAAAAGACTATGAAGAGTATTAACAGAATATTTCGCATGTATATTATCTGATACAGCAGTATCTTTTTGCATAGTTTTGTACAAATCAATTAAATTATTTAAAATTTCAGATTGATTATTTATAAATCCTTGTTGTTTTTTCAATTCATCGATGCCATTCATGAATACTTTCTCTGCATCTGAAACACGACCTATTTTAGTTAAAATAACACCATATAAATGCATTGCGTCAGGACTTTTAATATTTTCAAGAATTTTATGTAAATGTTCTATTTTTGTAAAATCTTTTTTAATATCTTCTGGTGATTTTTTAATGTAGCTATGCATTTGTATAAATTCATTATTAAAGATTAGCAGATTTGTAGGATGTATTGAACTTGGAAATATTCCTAATTTACTACCGTCAATAAAAAGTGTTTTTTTATTAAAATAAACTTTAAGCTTAGGGTTCATTTTAATAAAATAAGATAAGTGTAATCGTAAAGTAAATTTATATTGTTTTGATTGTTCTAAGAGTAAAGATGCTGTTTTTGGTTTTAAGCAATATGCTTCTTTTGATGACAAAATTTTATTAGGCATATTTCTAAAATTTAAAAAACTGTCATCAGTTTTATTATTTTGCATATTAACTAAACCTAATGATAACATATCCCATTCTTTATGGTCTAAATTAAAAAATTCGTGTAAATTATTAATATTTTCTGGAAATAAAAGTGCATCATCTTCAATAATTAAATATAAATTGGAACCATTATCATTCATTTTCTCAATTTGTTTCCAAGCTTCTTTATGTTTTTCAATATTACTAAGTATTGGTGCACTAAGAAGATATCGTTGATTATCAAAATCAGCGTCATCAATTTTATCATATGATATAAGTGAGGTTAATTCTGGAAGTTTACTCTGAATTTCATCTGAGTCATGTTTTAAAATAAATTGAGTTTTAACAGTATAATTTTTTGTTCGTGCAACTTCATCAATAACACGTAATACATTTTGGAAACGATTTGCACGTAAACTTAAATGTTTTGAATGAATAACATATATATATACTACTTTTTCTAATGACATATCAATTCAATATGAACAATAGAATATCCTTAAATAAAATTTGAATGAATTTAAAGAATATTAATTAGTATATATATAGGATAATACAATATGGAATTCTGTGAGATATGCGATAATCTCCTCTATTTACGTTCTGAAGAAGACCATGCACTTATAAAATATTGCAAACATTGCACATTTTCAAAGCGTGAAACTGCTGAAGGAAGACCAGCTGTCCGTGTAGCACAAAATCTTTATTCTGAAGATGAGTTGCTATATTTGCAATATCAAAATAAATATTTACGTTGCGATCCCACACTACCCCGTGTAAGTGATTCTGGATTAACATGCCCAAATTCTCAATGTACTGGTCCATCTGATAAACCACAAATTCTTTATGTAAAATATCATCCAGTACATATGAAATATTTATATTGCTGTGATTATTGCGGAACAACATGGAAAAAAGAATAAAAAAATGATCTAAGACTTTAAAAATATAGTGTATTATAAGATTATACAAGCAATGTCTTCAATTCCAATATTACCAGTAAAAAATTCACTTATTGTTGATGATTATCAAAAAATAAAAGCTTCAGATATTGAATCATATATATCAGTGCCTTGGATGACAAAATACGAATTTGATCAACTTATAGGTCTTCGTACAATGCATCTTTCACGTGGTGCTATACCATTTGTTGATATTGAAGATGGGTTTACCATTGAAGGGAATATGGAATTACGTAAAATAGCTATTCGTGAATTAGTAGAAGGTAAATTACCATATATTATAAAACGTCCAATGCCAAATGGAAATGCTGAATATTGGCCAGCTTCAAAATTAAGTTTAAAAAGTATCGAATATATGATGCGATAATCTAAATATGTATTTAAAATAATAGAGGTCATTCATTAGAATGGATAAATATACTGCATATTTTGTAATTTATATTTTATTAGGTGTATGTTATATATATTATAATACAAATACACATGAATATTTTACAAATACACCATCAAATACACCATCATCTACACCATCATCTACACCATCATCTACACCATCATCTAGTCTAGCTTCAGGTCCAGCGCAATCGCATGGACCAAGTCAATATGTAGAAGATACACCCTATTGTTTCACAACTAAATATAATTTATCTGTATTATTTATTTGTAAAAATGATGAACTTGTATTAGATGAATTTATAACACATTATTTATGGCAAGGTGTTGACCATTTTTATCTTATAGATAATGGGAGCACTGATTATACTAAGACTTTAATAACTAAATATATGGTAAATGATAAAATGACGTATTATTATAATGAAGATACAATAACTGATAAGAATCGTCATCTATACTATAATAAAGCATATAGTAACATGAGAACTGAAACAAAATGGTTAATAATATGCGATATAGATGAATATATTTATAATACTACAAAAAAATTTACAATTCAAAATTATCTAAATAATCATTCATATAATACAATTGCAGCAATTCAAATAAATTGCAAATTATTTGGAACAGGTAATATTATAACAGAGCAAGAAAATATGCGTATTAACTTCGTCTGGCGTGATAGTAAATTATTGCCATCGTATAAAACAATACTTAATACTTCACTCACAAAAAAAATAGGTGAGTGTTCAAATGAATATTCGCCACGGTCAGAAATAATAAATAATATATCAGTATTAAAAATGAATAAATATTTATATGTATCAAAAGAATATTTTATTTATAAACAACTATTACGTTATGGCACATTAAGAGATGACGAATATTACAAAACAAGTAAAAATGATACATATGATGAAGAGCTGAAAAATCTCGTTTTGGCTATTTCAACAGATAATGGAGCAATAGAAGCATATGGGCGTCCTCATGCAAATTTTATTGCACTTTCACAAACATTTACAACAAAAGCATTATCTTAAATTATTATTAAGTTACTGTTTCCATCTGTGTCCACACAAAATACATGAAAAGTATGTTGTAAGAGGTTCATCCGCTGAACGGGTTTGTAGTTCATAGTAGCTAATTTTATTTTTCTTGCACTTACCACAACGAATTTGGTCAGTCATAGATACCTGTGAACTTTCATATGCAGATTTTGTACGAAGCATTTCTTTATTGATAATATTATTCCAGGCTTCTGGGAACACACGGTCACTTGTCATAAAAGCAAGTTCATGTGGTGAAAATTCATTTTCATTCAAACGTTCTTTCAAATGGATATTTTTAATATGAGAATCACTCTTTAAATTTGCAAATATACTACGACATTTAGTCATGTATACTTCAATAAATAATTCGGAATTCCATGAAAGAGGAATTTTGTTTTTTGAAGCATATTCTATTGTTGAATTATAAATACCAATTTCTAAATCTTTCGCTTGTTCCTCGGTAAGAGATATTTCTTCAAATTTTTTATGAATAAAATCACGTTTTTCTTTACCTATTTGAAGCGATGCCATGATTCTTGTATATATAGTATTCAAAGCGTTATATCATTTTTTATTTAAGCAAAAAATGATTTTACTTTATAAATAAAGAGAAAGAACTTATTTTTCTTATTCTATATAATGAAGAATATTACACTTGAATCATGCATTATAGATGGGGTCAATTGTGTAGAAGTATATATTTGTGATATACCACCAAAAAAAGTGGATGATCCTGTGCAATCTACAACAATAGATATATCTTGGAAATCATCATATGATGTTTCAAAAATACTGAAAAATTATATGCAATTTAAAAATACTGTAGAAATTGTAGAGTTTTATTATAGAGACCTATGTTATTCATATGATATGGCAAATGATGGACAACGTGTAATCCGCCGTAAATTTAAAAAAGATACATATACTGATGTATGCTATGCACTTTCATTTAATGAAGAAGTATTGCCAAGCCATATATTTCCATGTGTAAAAGAACAAAGTAACAAAATACGAATGCAAAAAAACTCATATCGTATAAATAATCGTATGTATATCATACATGATATTAATATGTTTACAGAAGAAGAAACTATGTATATTCGATATAATCATTCAGCGAATGTTGATTTAAAAAAGAATGAAATTGATTTTCAACGAGCTTATAATATCCTTCTTAAAAGAGGTGATTTCAAGTAGTTCCATTGTTTACAGTATCAATCAATATGTGTTGATACTGGTTGTTCTAATATAGTAATAAGCGCTTGAGATATACATTTATTTTTTATATTGACGAATTGGTAACCATTTTTCAATTGTTTTATTGTAGCTACAAATAAATGGAACATAAATTGCAACTGTAATATCTTTAAAGACAGCACGTAACATTTTACTAGTTGCCATACCTGGTACTTGAGCAGTACCTATTTTATTATTTTTATGTTCGGCATAATCACTGTCAAAAATTTCATATACATCTGGATGTTCTGTCTTACGAAGCCAAAGTAAACGTTCATTTTCTTTCAAATCAACATTAACTTCTTGTTGACTCATAGTAGCCGTAGTAGTATTTGAAGTATCATTAGGTACTATTGCAAAAGCAGTTAATATATTCATATTACCAGTTTTTAGTGGTTGAATTTTTTGTGATTTTGCTGATTTAGCTAAAATTGACACTTTTTCTTGTTCTTCATTTTCATGTATTGATTTTGAGGGTTCTTCAACTTCAACTTTAATAGTCGCAGTTTGAAATTCAGGTACACTTTCTCTAAATTCAGGGGTATCTTTTACTTTACGATAAACTGATTTAATGAGATTATCATCAAAGTTAACTAATTTTGGTTTATATTTATTTGAAAATGGCCAATAATAAAGCCCACGCGAAGTATACGGTAATGTTTTTGATAATTCAATTAATTCATCTGTACCTTCTTGAGTTGCTTGAGCAAATTGTTTTACCTGAAAGCTACATACATCAATTATATCAGTAGGAATATAATATTTATGAAGAATATCGATTGCAAGTTCAAGTCTTTTAGGGAGTGGTTCATTTGAAAGATATGTATTTTTATATGCAATAAGATCATTTATTAGAAATACCCATCCACCATATATATCTTTAACCATTTCTCCTTCCATAAGAGTATTATTAAATAATTCTTCATCCCAACAACCCTTCGTTAGTATCATACGAGGAACTTGATATCCTGGTTGAATTTTTTTATCAATATAATAAATGATGGGAATATCATCATATTTTGTAAAATACATATAATAAGGATTTCCATTTGATCGAAGGCACACAAAGTGGGGGATTTTTTGAATATGTTCAGTGCCTTTTTCATCCAATTTATACCATGATTTTTCTAATATTTGAATATTAAATTTTTTTAAATCATTTAAAATTTCATTTTTAGTATCAGTGGATTTAATATTAAAATTAATTCTATCACAGAAACTGATAAAACCTGTATGCATTTTAAATTATATGTATACACAATTATAAAAATAAAGCTTCTATTATCAATTTTTAATAGTATAAACTTTAAATAGTTATTTATTTATTGTGTTGATATAATTCAATACGCATGTTATAATTATCTTTTTCTGCCATACACTGTGGTACATTCCCAATTGGTACATCACGTGCTTGCATTTTTGAATATGGACATTCTCCAATTTGTTTTACGGGATAATCTTCTGGAATAGTGTCTTTTGCTGGAATATAAAATGATGCTAATCCTTCATCATCATATTTATTTCCAGTATATTCTTTTTTCTTACTATTTAATGTTTGCATATTTGGATCATAACAGGCTATTTTATCATTCGCCTGTAAACTATTGTGATGATTGGGGTTTTTAATAGCTTTCACTGATGGATGAGGAATGTGTTGCACATTTGATTTATAATTTGTATTAAATATATTTAATTTTTCAGGATATTTTAGAAACATCATTGTAAATAAAAATATAATACCTACAAATAGTATAATTTGACTAAATGTTGTATTCGCCATATGCTAGGTCTTCTCTATATTATAGTATATAAGTTTCTTAATGATGATGACCATCGCGTGAATTACTTTCATAAGATTCTCCAGGAAATGGGCTACCAAAACCTGGCATAGTACTGTCTATACCTTGTGCACCATATACTGGCTCATTATATGGTCCTGAAAAACCTTTAACTTCAGTCCAGTATTTTTCTGGATCAATGACATTTGTTTGTGCGTCTTCTAAATGAGCAGGTGTAACATAGGCTGTAACTAATGGTGCATAAGGGTAATTTTTATTATTTTTGCCAGTTATGATTTCGCGAATATGAATATTGTATTTTTTTGAATATACACGTAAATAAAGAACAAGTAATCCAATACCAAGTATTAAACCAGCTACTGCATCAAAGAAAACTATTATTGCAACAACTATTGTACCTAATAAAAGTTGAATATCTGGTTGAATAATTGTTTCGACATATTTAATATCAATAAGAGATGCTATTAATAATACAATAAGTGCAAGAACTTTAGGCAGCATCAAGAATCCAAATCTAAATAAAGCAGATAGAAAAAATGAAGTGAAAGAATATATTTTATTTATAGACTGACAATATGAAAACGCAAAAGCTTTCAAAACCATCACATATTCCTAAAGACCGTTTTCTATCACATAAAGGCTATGCAATTTTAAAAAATTCTCCAGATACTCTTGAATGGATACCATATCTTATAAAATTATTAACGGTTACTCCAAAAGTAAATCCAACTGCTCCTGGTGCAGCAAGTAATAAATCATTTCCAGTATATCGCGAAAATTCTACAAAATTATATATTCCTCGGGCTCTTGGTTTCGAACTCTTTGGAATACCAACTAAAAATACATTACATGATGGGATTGATTGTAGTAAAACCCTCATTTTTAGAGGAGAATTACGTGCTGAACAAAACGCGCCTGTCAATGCTTTTTTAAAAGCAGCAGAAGATCCATTGAAAAAAGGCGGTATTATATCACTTCCATGTGGATTTGGTAAAACAAGTTGTGCACTTTATATTGCATGTAAACTTGGTAAAAAAACTCTTGTTGTTTGTCATAAAGAATTTTTAATGAATCAATGGAAAGAACGTATTGCTCAATTTATACCAACTGCTCGGGTTGGTCTTATTAAAGCAAAAACTACGAAGATAAAAGATTGTGATATCGTTCTTGCAAGTTTACAAAGTTTATCGATGAAAGAATATGATTCAAATACATTTGACGAATTTGGATATGTTATTTTTGATGAAGTGCATCATATTGCTGCTGAAGTTTTCGTACAAGCGCTCCCTAAAGTAACTGCACCAGTCTTTCTAGGTCTATCTGCAACATTAGACCGTAAAGATGGATTACGTAAAGTTTTTGAATGGTTTATAGGATGTGTTATAAATGAACTTGTGATACGCACCGATAAAGCGCTTCTTGTAAAAATGATAAAATATTTTGAAACAGACACTACATACGGTGTGGAGAAATTGCTATGGAATGGACAAAAAAATACAGCTGCAATGATCACAGATGTATGTGAATATGAACCGCGAATTGTCCGTCTTGTTGATGAATATGAAGTCTTAATTAAAAAAGAACCTGAACGAAAAACCCTTATTTTAAGTGGTCGCAGAAATCATTTAGAAATGATAGAAAACAATCTAATTGACCGCGGATATAGAAGTATAGGCTATTATGTTGGTGGAATGAAAGAACAGGACCTAAAACGAAGTGAAAGTCGAGATATTATTCTAGCTACCTATTCAATGGCTGCAGAGGGTATGGACATCCCAGTCTTAAATACACTTATTCTTGCTTCACCTATTGGTGATATAGAACAATCAGTTGGAAGAATTCAACGTCAAAAACCTCATGAACGTAAATATGTACCATATATTATTGATATATGGGATCAATACAGTATATTTCAAATGCAAGGTCTAAGACATATTAAATTTTACAAAAAGAATGGATATTCATTTATATATGATGATAAAACTGAAAAAGAAATTTATGAAAATATAGAAGATGAAACAGAAGAGCCCACCTTATCAAAATCTAAAGCTCCATCATATGATTTTATCGATGATGATTAATTATACTGGTGTTTGATATTGATATGGATTGCTAAATTGTTGCGATGAAATATTCGATGGCGTTATACCACTTCTATGTTTATAAAGAAAAAATCCAATAAATATTAATGCAATTATTGCCATTGTAAGGGTGCTACCCATATATATTTCATATTGTAACTGTGTTAAATCTGTTTTTTTTGTTAAAATAAGTATTACCATAATGATAATGTATATAAGTACAAATAAAGAATAAACAACGATAAATAAATATTTACTTTTACTATATGCTCCTAAAAACATAAATATTATTATTGTTGCAAGAACCATAAGAGAAATACCAATTAATATTGTTTCTGTTAACGTCTTTGTTTGTTGATTATCTACAAAATTTTCTGTGTACATAGAAATATTTTTTTTTAAAAGTGGTTGAAAATCCATTTAACTCGTAACTCTATAAAGTAAAAAGAAATATTTTTAGTTTTTATAAGTAGAGAGGACATGGTTAAAAAAACGAAACGAACAATGTCTGGAGGTGCAATATCAGTTTCAAATGTACAAATTATGATTCTATTACTATTATGTGGATTATTATTAGCATTTGTAATATATAATCAAATTCATTCATCTGCATCAAAAAATGTATCAACTGAAACAAAACATGTTATTGAAATTCTTACACAATCACCTGCGTCCCCACCGAATGCACCACCAATTTATCCACAACATAATCCAACATATCCTTTAAGAAATAGTCCTCAAGGATATCAACAACTTGGTGTCTTAGTATCACAAGATAGTGCTGAAGAAAAACCAATAATTTTACCACTCTTTGGTCGTAAAATGTCTAGTCGCGACCGTTGGGAATATTATACTGCATCAAATGAATATAATATGTGGAGAATATCCGTAAGTATTAACAATCGTGACTGTCAGGATGAAGTTGGATGCGATGAAATATTTAATGGCGATAATGTGACTGTTCCTGATTACGCAAACAAAGTTTTTATAGCAAAAATATATGGTTATAATGTTCGCTATTAGATATTTATTTTAAGTAGTAAAATATATAATATTACTGCAAGTACAAGTGTACGAATCATGCGGTCATGTTGATACATATTTGATAAAAATGGAATTTTTTCATAAAATACTCCTGTTTCAAATGGGTAAAATATAATTGCAGCCACAATAGCTGCAATAACTGCACGCTGAGCATAACTAATATCAACTAATCCAAAAAGCATATTTTTATATCCATTTATTATTTTTGAAGAATTTTGCATCGATACAGAAGGATATTGTTGATGAAATACATGTTGAACTTGCGATGGAAAATATGCGGGTTGTTGGGGAGGAGGCATCATTTGTTGAGGATAGCGAATAACATCATTTTCTGTAGATGAATTCATCTGTGCCATTTGTGGTTGATTATATGATTGGGATGGTATATGTTGTTGAGGAGGTTGTTCGTATTGAGGATTTTGTTGTTGTTGTAAAACTTGTTTTTCCATTTCATTAATTACATTTGCGATACTAATATCTTCTAATTGATGGATATTCTCTTTAATTACTTCATTAGAAACATTTGTGGGTAATTGATTTATAGGTGTACTCATTGATGTCATTGCTTAATATAAGTTATCTATAAGCTTCAGTAAAAATAATCCACAGATATATGACGCACTTTGATATTATATATATCGAAGTATTTACACAGATATTTTATATAGTTGATGAAATATTTAAATATATTTTTCTTAAATTATGATATTAATATACATGTTGTGAAGAAGGAGCTCCTGTACAAGAAACTACATGTGGTGTATATGTATAACATTCATCTTGTATTTTATATACTTTATTTTTTACTATATTAATATCAGGAGCATTTATAACAACACAATTTGCACCTTTACATGCTTGTGAAAATATAAATGCAAATCCAATACCAAAAAGAGCTGATACAATCATATTTCCTGCTTTTGTATGAAATAAGCGCTCTGTGACAATTTTTAATGATGACATATATCTTCTATTTTAATTAGAGAATTATTATACTACGGGTTGTAAAGTTATTTTAGTTGGATCAATTGGACAATCTATTTTATTGGATTCATACATATAACAATCTTTATCATCATGGTTTCCAGAAGTATTATGATAAATTAAGTTTTTTGAATTAAATGGTGTTGGATATTTAATTATTGCTTTGCGCTCTGGACCAATAATATATACATATAAGAATGCAAGTGAGAAACTAAGGAGAAATATTGTAAAATGAAATTTAAATGGTTCTTGTGGCATTCTATTATTTACTAAGAAGTAAAGTTAATTTATATTTGAAGAATTAATATTTACATTAGAAGAATTGATTGATGTATATTTAAATTGGGGAGTGTACATTGTATATATACTATCTTCTTCAGAAAGTACTTGTTCTGGAATTTTAAATTGTAAAAAATCGTATAATTTAGAAACATCTTTTTTTTCATTCCATAAATTTTTTAAATAGTTCTTATCAGTAACATATGTAGAATAAAGGAGTTCTTTTTCTTTACGTGGAATATGATGATTTTTCACATATTCTTGAAGTAATTCTTCATTATATTGTTTTTGTTCTTCGTAATATTTTTTAAATTCATCAAATGATATTGCAAACGAATTATTTGTAACTGATGGTTTCATACTTAATAAATCATTTGTACATTTATATAATAATGTAAAACCTAAGTTTTTTTTAGTATCCATTATAAAAAAAAAGGATAATATTTATTGACGAATAGTTGTAGAATTATTTGTAGGATTTGGTATTGGTTTTTGAACTCCTGGCCATGGTTGTATACTATCAAATAAACTTTGAAATTGTTTTGATATTATATTTTGTGAGTCAGGTGAAAGTTGATCTTCATATAGTGTACGTGGTATATATTTAATTTGAACTTCTGGAGGAGGACAACGGTCTTGTTGAGTATAATATCCTTGAGTAACTAAAAACATTCCAATAAATAATAAAAATAGTGCAATTGCTTTCATTAGATATGCTTGCTTTCTATAATTTATAAGAGTTATATATTATATAAAAAAAACGCTCTTCATTAAATAATTATTTAGGTATTTGAAAATGCAATAGTATCAGTTGAAACACTTGGTGCAGAAGTAGTATCTAATGTTACATCAGTAACAGATACAGAGGCAGAGGCAGAGGCAGAGGTAGAGGCAGATGTTACTGGTTCATTCTCAACTGAAGAACTTACCAGTTCAAGTTGAGCTTTCTTTTTTTCGGCAACTTCTTTTATTGCTTCTTCAAGTTTCTCTTGTTTGCGTTGTTCATAAAGTGAATCTTTATCAAGTTGATTTTCTTTATATTTCTTCATGAGTGTGTTAAGAGTTGTCTCAGAATACTCCTGATCTTGTAAATCTTCTGGGTTTGGAGACCAGGGACACCAGCATCCAACTTGAGCAACATAGATATCGAACTTATCTCCCATACGTTTAAGAACATCGCAACGAGTTTGTGCTTCTTTCATAGTGTCAAAAACCCCACGAACTTTAATTCCACGCATTGATGTTTTAAAATCATTCATTTTAAGAAATGCCGAATCAAGTTCTTGACTGTTTAATCCCTTAAAAAATTTATATTGATCATTCATTTCTTTGACATTGAACACATGTGAGTTATTTTCTTTAATTACAGTCATTAATTGAGCATCATCTGGATATTTTTCTTTTAAGTTTGTTAACAACATATCCATTTGTGATGAAAAACTTTCAATAAATTTCGAAAAGAAAAATACTTCTTTATCAATCAGGACATCTTCTGGAGAAATAAAAGAAAGACATACATAATTTTGTCCGCGAAGTGGTTTATCTTCATCGAGATAATCAACTTCTTTTGTAGATACTAAAGTTGGATCATTCATCATAAATAACTTATATACACAGAATATGCCACTTTTCTTAAATAGTTTTATCTTTATTTTCTTATATTATAGTATAAAGCAATTTTCAATGGCATATTCCTTTGATTTACAAGAAGTACTCACCCGTTTTATTAAATACATTGTAGAAGGTTTAGCAGTAGCCCTTGTTGCATACCTTCTCCCCAGCAAATCTCTTCCCCGTGAAGAAATCATGCTCCTTGCTCTCTCTGCAGCAGCAATCTTCAGCATCCTCGATTTACTCGCACCATCTATCTCCAGCACTGTCCGTGGTGGCGTTGGTTACGGGTTAGGCTTCCGTTTATCTGGATTCCCAGCATAAATATAAAAAGAACCGAACATTATTTTTAAGTATTAAATTGTAACTATTATTTTTTTGAAAGAATATATGTCATACTATTTGTGTATGAAGGTATAACGTTAGAACTATTTGTGATATTATTAACATTTTTTAAATGTGATGACGTATACGTGTAAGATGGTATTACATTAGAACTATTTGTGATGTTATTAACATTTTTTAAATGTGATGACGTATAAGTGTGAGAAGGTATTACATTAGAGCTACTTATGATATTATTAACATTTTTAATAAAAGATGATACTGTATTATTTGTTGGTATAATAGAATATGCAATTTTATCTATAAAGTATTTTGATGTCATAAGTTAAGTCTAAATTATAGATGTTATTTTTTAATCGATAATTCTATCACGAATTACAATTCGAAGTGTTATACTTGTTTGTAAAGTAGGAACCGGTGCTGATGTAGGATCTGCAGAACCATTTGTTCCACAAAATGGTAATAATGCGCCGGTATTTGTGCGAAACTCAATAGTCATTTTGTCAATACGTTTCCCCCTCAGTTGGAAAGACAATTTTTGTAATTTCAGGATCATTATATAAAGTTTGAACAAAAGACCCAAGAATATTTGCAGGGAGAAGTTTTGCGAGAATTTTAGATGTGCCATTGTTTGTGGAATCCATCATACCGATACCATCACTGAGCTCGGGACAACATATGAGTAAATACATATTATTTGCAACACCTGGTACATTTGGATATACTGCATCAACAAGTTCAACCGAATATACATTTTTTAATGAACGTGAAACATTTGCACCTACATATCCGCCCCCGCCCCCATCAAAACGAACTTCAAAATTTCCACTATCAGACCATATTGTTCTGTCTCGGTCATTTGAATCAATATTAATATAATATGTTCGAAATTGGTATTTATTTTCACCCGAGTGTGCTGAAAACATTTGTGTATGAGTAGTTGTTGCCATTCGTAACTTATTAATAGTAACTAAATTTAAAAATAATTTTCAGCGTGTTTTAATATATTTCCTGCCATTGAAGACTTACATCAACCGATGTGGCTGTATTTGTTTTATTAGATATCAATACAACATACATTTGACTATCTGTACATTGAATATTATTTGAAATTAAATTACGTTTGGTTGTTAATATTGTTGTTGATTGTACTGGAACGTTATAAGCTGCACCACCAGTTGTAGCAAGAGCAAACCCAGAACTTAAACAATTTGCAGATGGTCCTGTAAAACTTGTCATATTTGAGCTAAACATACATGCTGAACCATCACCAATATTGTACCATGACCCACCACTTACTAAATTTGATGAGTTTCCTTTTACAATATTATATACAACCGATGATGCGGTTGTATATATACTTATACCTGTTAATTTTACATATACATGATTAGGATATCCATTATATATTGGTGGGAGTTTAAGAGAAAATACTGGATGATTCACATCATTACCAGCAACATTTGTACCACTCGTAAAATTAGTTGTATATGAAAAATCTAATCCGCTTTCTTGATAACCACCTTCGCAAATAACAGTTGAACAAAGTTTATTCATTGTAGTTGGTGCGGATAAAGTAGCTATGTTTCGCATTTCTGCACGAATTGGAAGACTACCAGTTGTCATGTATATATTTGAAGTAATATTTGCACAATTAAATTCATGACAATCAATCATTTGACCACTAATTACGAAACCACATCGCACACGTCCAACACCAAGCCATTGAAAATCTGTGAAAAAAAGTTGAACATTAGACATATTAAGCGTATAACCACTTGGATTTGGTCCACCAGCGCCACCATTCATATTATCCATATTCCAGGATCCTTGAACAGCTTGTTGGGTTGCAATTGTTGGATATCCCACCGATGAACGAATATTAATTGAAAGTGCACCAGCTCCAGAATTTGAACCACTCAATTCTAAATAAATACCATCATTATCATCAAAGTATCCTATACGTTTTGTTGCATTACAAGTATATCCATTAAAATTAAAAGATTGTAAGACAAGTTGTGATTTTCCTGGTTGATAATTGTGATACATATAGGATTGCAATATGGATGTTGCACCGTTTTGAATAGTATTTGAAAGCACCGCAGCTGCCTGATATTTAGAAAAATTGGAAAAGCCACCATTCGACCCAAGGAAACATAAATTTTGGTCAATAGTATACTGATTTTTGTAATCAGCAAGCGTATATGGTGTAGCCATTCGCATACGTCCAAAAGCATCCAATTGCATATTTGTCGGTGAAACTATAAGCGGATTTGTATTTATAATTGGAGCATTATTATTATAAACATTTACATTACCAATAAGATTTGTCGTTGGTAAATTTGATACAGCTACTGTAGCAGTACCAACTGATACTGCAAGGGGATTTGTTGTTGAAATAACACCACCATTACTGGTATTTGTTAAATAAACACCTCCAATAGTATTTGAGCCTACCATAAGTGATGCATTTACTGGAAGTGTTGCAGAAGAGCTGATACTAACAGCTCCAATATAATTTGATGAGCCAGATAAATAGACGCTCCCAATAAGATTAGATCCTCCAGATAAATAGACGCTTCCAATAAGATTACTTGTAGCTTGTGCTACCGTATTTAAATTCGTAGCGGAGCTGATACTTACAGCGCCAATGTAATTAGATCCTCCAGATAAATAGACGCTTCCAATAAGATTACTTGTAGCTTGTGCTACCGTATTTAAATTCGCAGCGGAGCTGATACTTACAGCGCCAATGTAATTAGATCCTCCAGATAAATAGACGCTTCCAATAAGATTACTTGTAGCTAGATTAGAAACAGCTACAGTTGTTGAATTAAGCGTTACTGATAGTGGTGCAGCAGATGTAATAGCGGCTCCGGCATTCCATACATTAACCGCTCCAATAAGATTTGTGGATGGTAAATTTGATACAGCTACTGTAGCCGTACCAATTGATACTGCAAGGGGATTTGTTGTTGAAATAACACCACCATTACTGGTATTTGTTAAATAAACACCTCCAATAGTATTTGAGCCAGACGGCAATTGTTGTTCTAAATGTACATGTACTGCATTATCTGCTGGATTATTTATAGTAACTGTAGATGCAATTGTTACACCACTTGCAACATTTACATTAATTGCTGTACCAGCAGTGAGTGAAACTGGAAGCGGATTTCCAACTGAAATGAGTTAATTGTTACATCCTAATAATCCAACTGAACCGAGTGATTGAAGAGCTCCACCAACTGCAGGTGCTGCGACAAGAATTACAGGAAGTGGATTGTTTGATGATACAATATTATTAGATAATCCAGACCAAATATTCACAGAACCAAGTACTTGTGTTGCAGATAAACCTCCACCGAGTAAAACCGGCAAGGGATTGTTTGAACTAATAACTTGGTTATTGTTCAAAAGGTATGTGGGGTATGTATAACCATATGAAGACTGTATAGACATATATACTCTTATAAAAATAAACTATTATTTAAATTTTATTAATACAATAGATATGCTAATATATATCCAAGTGAAAATCCAGTGACGACTTGTGGGATATTATGACATCCCCGGTAAACTCGAGACATTGCCATAAATACGACGTATGTACTTGTAAGTCCAAATTCTGTAGGGTTTTCATATAGTATTCTTAATGTATTTTTATTCCGTGAATATATAAATAAAAATGAGAAGGTTATGCATGTTGTAAGCATCATATGACCCGATGGCATACCAATTTGACCGTGATAACTTCCTCCTAAATTATATATATTGCAGTTCTTTGCACCAGCTGGACGAACCATTACTGGATGTAGTGCTGGAACTTGGCGTGAAAATGATATAAATATTTCAGTAATAAAAATACTGGTAATAATTGGCACGTATTGCAGTTCTCTTGTTTGCAAATATAACCAAATTGGCGTACATATAAGTGGCACTACAGTAAGGGAAACTGCATCCCAAAATAAAGACATTGTCTTTTATAATATGTTCACATCTTGTATTTAAATAGATTATGTTAATGTTAATTAACTTTTCTAAAAATGTATTCATTACAAATTTTATTATGGGTAATTGCAGCACTTAATTTAGGAATACCGATACCTAATTTTGATGATGCTTCAGTAAGAGATTCATATATATTTATTATAGCCCCTGTTTCAGGATTGATTTGATGTACTTTTTGGCGATTACCATGGTTAATTCGTTTACCAATAGCTTCGGTTTTTCCCCCAATCAATGCTACTCCATAAAATCCAAAACGAATCCTATCACCATCATGTATAAGTGCTCCAAAAAATTCTTTTTGAAAATAGGCATTTATAGCACGTTTATCTTTTAATTGTAATTTATTATATGTTGAATCTGTACCTTCTTTATATTCCATCCATACTGCAAAAATTGTTTTTGATGATACGCGTCCAGTAACAATCGCTTTAAAATTATCATGAATAAATTTTTCAATTTCTGAAGGTTTTTCTGATAATTGAATTGGTATAACTGGAATTATTGAAATACCTACAAAGGCGATTGCATTACACTTAGTTACTTCATCATATATATACCCTTTTTTAAAACCAGCATTATATAAATGTGCGCTTAACTGTTCTTTAAAATCAGCTTTTGTTGCTCTAGCCCACAGTCTATATTTTGAATTAATTTCTATCCATGATGTTTTAACTTCTGAATCTTCAATTATACAACATTCTTCAATAAATTTATTAAAATTAAGTGGATCATTTGAAATTACGGCTTTAGTTTCAATACGGTCTTCTTTAGAGTCTTTATTTTCATTTATAGGTACATTATTATTTATATTATTTATATTATTTATATTATTACTATTATTACTATTATTAGTATTATTATCATTTATCAATTCATCAAGTGTTGACGGTAAGCTTTCTCCATCTAATGTAAGTTGAAGTTCTTCAATAGTTTTACGAATTATATCAAAATCAATATGAAACCAATCGTGGCGTTCATTATGAATATAATTGCGTAATTTATGGTGAATTGCTTTTTCCAAAACATTTTTATTATTACATTGTTTTGTATAAATAATTCTACAATTATTTTTAGATGAATTATGAGAATAATAAGCATATTCTCTCGTATTTAAATTTTCTGTAGAACCAACTTTATAAATATTTTTTTTAGTGAAATCTTTAACAATATACACATGATCTCCCAAAGTATATTTGCGATGAGGGCGTTTATTTTCAAGAAGTTTTATTTTATCATTGGCAGTCTTTAATTGGCTTTGTGTTTCAGTAAGTATTTCATTTAAATGTTTGAATAAAATATTTTCCATTTTGATATAATATTTACGAATACGATGAGCATTCTCAGTATTTGCTTTCATACAAAAGTCTTTGAATGCATTTGGTGTCATCATAATGACATCTTTATTATGACCACCGTGTGATCGTTTTTGTTTAGAATCTTGCTGCTCTGTCTGGAGGAGCAAGTTTGTAATTTTATAATCAATATTTTCAGTGCAATATTTATCAATAATTCTTTTAGCATTACTTTTACGTGTAAAGCCAATTAATGGTACTATTTTTTCAAAATCAATGACATAGTCTTTGTCTTGATCATAATTCAAATAACTTCTAAAATTGTTTAGAAATATTTGTTGTTCTCCTGTGGAAAATTCTGCAGATAATTTCTCATAAATGTCCATTTTGTCGCTTCTAATACTTATAAAGGTTATATTCCTTAAGTAGTTTTAAAGGGATGGCATAAATGGCCAATTTAAATCCTCGCAAATGTTCTTAAAGATCTGGTCTTGTACCCAGAGTTTTTCCCTACTTTTGAGTAGCGGGAAGAATCGTAAATATTCGTGTCTGTTCAATATTTGAAAAAATTTGAATAAAACATACGAGTATGATAAGAAGTTCTTCCGTTCTTTTGGGCAATGCTTGAGAAAAGGACCCTGTATTTCCTTGAACATACTGCATAATTTCTCTTCAAGCTCAGGTGAGAAGTGAGGTGTTGGAACACCATTAATTCGATTAATTATGTAATTGATATGTTCGTAGTATTTATTTATTCTAAGACGCTTCATAATCTCGCGCATTTTAGTATATGTAATTTTTCGCGTGTCCTGTATTTTTTCTTTTCGTATTTCCTTAAGAATATTTTCAAAAATTTCTTCAGGAATATCCGTACTTTCCTTGCCCTGTACTTGACTACACCATTCGCGAAAATGATTAATACGTTTGTAGCTATAATGTGATGCTTCCTTATTTGGTTGTCGTATAAGAGGTCTATTCTGTTCAATGAGCAACAACTCTTGGTATCCGCAATCTGAACAAACCATTGCCCCATCTTGATGAATACATGTTAATTGTAAATGACATCTGGGACAAATACCAAGTGCATCATGATTTTTTGCTTTTACATGAGTAAAATCTATTTGTGAAAGATATTCATCAACTAATCCTGCTTTATCTATAATTTTTTCAGGTATTAATTGATTTATAGTAGGTTCTATATTTGATGATGTACCGATATTTTGTGCAGAAAGCGTTCCTCCACATCCACCTAAACGCAATGCATCTAAAATAGTTAGTGAAGCCGGAGGAGGCATTTTTTTCCGTCCTTTTGTAGGTGGTGGAGGTCGTTGTTGTATTGGTAAGTTAGATGAAGGTTCTTTTTGAGAATTTTGTTGTTCAATAAGATCATAATATTTAAATAAAATATCCCCAGTATTTTCAAAATATTCAATTTCATCATCTGATGATTGTATTTTAGCTAATTTTTTCTCAAGACTTTGTTTTAATTCACGTAACATAATATTACTTGACCACAAAAGATTATATTCTGAACATTCTGTATTATCAGCAATTTTAAAAGTTTTAATACTTGCTTCTAACATTTTAAGGTCTTTAATAATTGAGCTATGTTTTGTTCGAAGTGTTTTCATATTTATTTGATTTTCTTGAAGATTTGAAATCATTGATTGATGAAAAGCATCCAAAGTTGATACATCTTTTGCAGTATCATGGAGTGCTATTCGTTTTTTCGAAGTTTTCTCTTTAAACATCTACTATATGTTTTCAAGAGTGTAAATTTCTTAAGTAGAGGAATAAATCCGGGCCATTTTATGCGTATTTTTTGCATTTTTAAATTTTTTTTCTCCGTATAATATACAAACATCTACTATGGGAGGAGGTCTTCTTCAACTCGTTGCTTACGGCGCCCAAGATATCTACCTGACTGGAAACCCCCAAATCACCTTCTTCAAAGTTGTGTACCGTCGCCACACTAACTTCGCTATGGAAGCTATTGAAAACGTCTTCAACGGCACTCCAGGCTTCGGTAAACGCGTAACCTGCCAAATCAGCCGCAATGGTGATCTCATTCACCGCATGTACATCCAAGTTAAACTGCCTAACCTTGTTGGTCAATCTAAATGGGTTGATTACATCGGTCAACGCCTCCTCCTCGATGTTGAAATCGAAATTGGTGGTCAACGCATTGACAAACATTACTCTTACTGGCTGTACATCTGGAATGAACTTGCTCTTCCAGTTGGTAAACAACCCGCATACAAGAAAATGGTTGGCGCTCAACCCAACTACGGTACCTTCGGCCCAGCAGCTGGTCAAACAGGTTACTTCGGTAACATACTTGGTTCAGGTGGTTCATTAGCATACAATGCATCTGCATCTACCACTCAAGGCCAAGGTCTTGCTGCTCAATTCATGGGTCTCGATGTCTTAGGCCAAAATTACCTCTACGGCTATTCCAATTTAATAGGTAGTAATGTATCTGGCTTAGTCACAGGGTCTGGTGGTAACGCTGGTAACTCCGTTGAAAACGTTTTCGTTCCTCTTGAATTCTGGTTCAACCGTAATGTAGGCCTTGCTCTTCCTCTCATTGCTCTCCAATACCACGAAGTCAAGATCAACATTGACTTTGAAACCCTTGCTAACTGTCTTATGTACAGTAACTCTGCCAACCCTGGTTTCGGTACTAATGGCTCCGTTGCAGGTGAAATCTATCAAGCATCTATCTGGGTAGATTACATTTACCTCGACACTGATGAACGCCGCCGTTTCGCTCAACTCTCCCATGAATACCTCATTGAACAATTACAATGGACCGGTGATGAAACCATCACTTACAGCACCAACAACACTACCTCCTACCGCTACAAGATGAACTTCAATCACCCTACCAAAGAAGTCATCTGGGCATTCCAACGTGACTGTGTTACTACCCTCACCAACTCCAACAACTGGATCAATTTCGCATCTGAAGGTCCAGTCAATCCAATTCCCGACATGTACACTTACAACTGGGGTAATCTCAACACTATCGATGAAACCCAAGGTACTAACATCCAACTTAACGGTCAAGATCGCTTCTACATGCGCGAAGGCACATACTTCAACCTTGTTCAACCATACCAACATCACGAAAATACTGGCGGCAACCCCGGTATCAATGTTTACTCTTTCGCACTCAAACCAGAAGAACATCAACCATCTGGCACCCTCAACTTCTCTCGCATTGATACCGCATACCTTAACCTCAAACTTGCCCCTATGTACACCCCCCCTGGCCAAAGCCCCACCGGCAAGATTAAAGTATTCGCAGTTAACTACAATGTTCTCCGTATCATGTCCGGCATGGGCGGTCTCGCTTACAGTAACTGATCTAAATATTTGTTTTCAAAACATATGCAAAACCTACTTAAAAATAAATTGTTTTTATATAATAAAACTATTCAAATAGTTTATTGAATCATGTCAGCTGATCTTCAAAAGCAACGCTGTAGTAATTGTTTAACAATAATTTGTCGTTGTATCAAATAATAATGTTCTTCATTTTCTAAAATATTCAAAAAATTTCTTGAATATTAAATTACAAAAAAATAAAGTGCTCCAGGTGAGGATCGAACTCACGACTTCTGGTACATAAGACCAACACTCTAACCAGCTGAGTTACTGGAGCAAAATTATGCAAAATTGCACATATACATTATATGTTAAATCCTTATATCATTTTTCATTTTATTTTCAATATGTAAGTGAATAATATATTCGTCTAAAGTCATTTGTATATATTCAATATAACCCTTATCATTCATTTTAGGAATTGATATATAACTTATCAATGTCATTTTTTAGTATATATATATAATATACATTATCTTTTAAATATATATATTATGTAGAATGCCACAAAAAATTAATAAACACACCCGTAAAGGAGGCGATTTTACAAATGATGCATACGATGCATCCGCTTCATTTGGAAGAATAATGTCATACTTTCAACTTTTTGGTGGTATACTTTTTAGTATTATATTTATTGGTATTGGAATTTATATGATACATCAACCTGCACTTACTGGAACTGCTGAAGGTAAAATAACTGATACATTATGCCAAGGGTCTTCTTGTACTGGAACACTTCAATATACTGGTCTTGATAAAGCAAATCATATTGTAAGTATACCAGGAAACTATACAAAAGATCAAATTGTTGCAATCCATTATAATCCAACAAATCCAAGTCAAGTAACAACTGGAAATATGTCGAATAAAACTGCTGGTATCATATTTTTAATTATTGGTATATTTGTATTAATTGGGTCATTTGTATGGTTTTATATTATTCAAAAGTATAAAATTGCCGCTGCTGCAACAGGTGCAGTAGATGCATTTAATATTGGGACAAATATAATTTAAATAAAAAATGATTTTTAAAAATAAATAACATTGCAATCATTTAAATATGGCATCTTTTTCATTATTTTTACCTTTTCAAAAAATATCTTTGATAAAAAAACCTGCAATTAAAAATGTATATTCTAAAATAGTTGCATGTCAAGATAATAAAGACAATCAACACAATAGTGATAAGTCAATGACAAATTTTATTCACATTCCATCACTTATTTCAAAGCAATCAATTATATATTATAAAAATTCAATCTATGATAAAATTTACTCTTTAAATATTCAAGTTACTGAACCAATGTATCGTGTTATATTATATGATAATGGATTAAATTGTATACTGAAACCTGAACGCTTAATAAGTTTAGCAATCCCATCAATTAAACGTTCACGTGCATTAAAAATTATTGACAATGCACGTAGATATACAAACACTGTTATAGTAACAGTTCCATTAAATGAAGCTATTATTTATCTAAAACAACTACAAATGTTCAGTTTTACAATAACTCTCACAGAAGCTTAATTATTTTTCTTACGAATTGTAAGCTGAGGAGCATTTGGACGTTTACGAATTACTTGTGGGTCATAATCATCTTCTACATCTTCTTCTATTTCAACTCCCATTGCACGGCGCTCATCTTCCATTTCTTGAAGACGCCATAATTCAGGAGAGCATAGTTTATAATTAATATTTGTATCTGCTTTCCACCAAAAAACTTGGTCTTCTAATTTATTTGATTGTGATTTTTTGTCTATCACTAAACACTCGTAATTTTCTGTACAAGCATTCATTGTTTGATTAAATACATCAAAACTCGGGAACATGCCAGCATACTGGTGGTAAATTTTTTCTCGATCTTTAATCATATTATTACGCATAATAAATACATAATCAACATTTGCGCGGAGAGATGGTGGAATACCAAGAGGATACTGCATAGTTATCAGCAAAAAGACTTTATAATGGCGACCATTCATAAAAATATATCGAATATTTTTATCATTGACCCATTGTTTACTATCATATAAACAATCATCTAATATTAAAAAAGCACGTGGATCTAAATCAGTGCGTCCATATTGTTTTTTCTCATCATTTGCTTGATTTACAATAGTTTCTTGTCTTTTCATAAATTTTTCAATAATTGCTGAATCAAATTCATCATATATTAACATTTTTGGAATAACTCTCTCAAACGCATGATTTGCACTTTCAGTACCAGAAATCACAACACCAACTGGTATTGTTGTATGATATTTTAAAGCGCAAAAAAGAGCAGTAGATTTACCAGTATTACGTGCTCCTAAAAATATAACAACACTATCATCACGTAATTTAGTTATATCAAATTTACGTAGTTCTAATTTCATAAGCCTTCTGTTACATATATATAAATTAATTCTATTAAAATATACGTGTAATACTAATCTAAAATGGTGGTGGACCTATATCAACTTCTTCATTAATTTTTTGTATCATTGATTTTTCAAAATCTAAAAGATTGCGAAATTTTGTTTCACCATCAATTTGTATTTGGTCTAAACCAATATTAAAATATACAACAATACAACTTGTTAAAATCAATATAAATAAATATGTACGAAATTTATTTCCGGTTTTATTAACTTTTGAATCATCTGTAGATTTTTTATAAATTGCCATTTGATAAATAACATAGAGTATAATAGATATTATTAAGATATAGAGCACTTGAATGTATCGAAGGTGTATCATAACTTCTTTAATTATAAGGTTACTTTTCGTTATTCATTAGAAAAACGCATCACGTTTTTTTAATGATGAAGAATTTTGTTTTGGTTGAATACGATTGCGGATACTAATAGGTTTAATTTGTAATGGTTGAATCAATTGTATTGGTTGTTCAATATTATCTTCACCAACTGATTCTTCTTTGAAAGACATTTCTAAATTTTTAATATTATTTTCTAATGTTTTTTCTAATTCTTCCAAGGTATCAATTTCTATATTCTGTTCTTCAATTGTTTCTATAGATTCATTTGTTTGAAGTGGTTCAATAACTTCGACAGGTTCATAAACTTCAACAGCTGTCTCATTATCATCATTTGTATTGTCCTCTTGTTCAATATCTTCTTTATTTTCATTTTCTTCATTATCATCTTCGGTTTTATCATTATTTTCATCTTCATCATCTTCATCATTATTTTCGTTTTTTTCATCATCTTCATCATCTTCATTGTCTTCATTCTTTTTATCTTCTTCATCATCTTCATTGTCTTCATTCTCTTCATCTTCTTCATCCTCTTTATCCTCTTCATCCTCTTCATCATCTTCATTATCTTCATCCTCTTCATCATCTTCATTATCTTCATCCTCCTCTTCATCCTCTTCATCATCTTTATTATCTTCATCCTCTTCTTCATCATCATTTTCATCTTCATTATCTTCATCCTCTTCTTCATCATCATTTTCATCTTCATTATCTTCATCCTCTTCTTCATCATCATTTTCATCGTCTTCATCCTCTTCATCATCATCATCCTCATCTTCATCATCATCCTCATCTTCATCATCATCATTATTTTCATCTACTTTTTCTTGAATTGTAATTTCTTCATCAGATTCTTGATCAATATTTGTTAAACTGTTATCTTTAATATATTTGAAAAGTATATCTAAAGGAATATATGTTCGTACAACAGTATTCATTGATTTATGTATAATAGTTTCAATTTGTGAAATATTATGTTGTTTTTCTACACTGCGCACATTATGATACATTAAATATGTTTGTTTCCATATTGCGCGTGCAGTTGTAACTAAACACATGTGTATAAAGTTTTCAGCAGATGGAATATAAAATTTCATTTTAGGTATTTCTAATGATGAATCTTCAGTTTTAATAATAATTTTTATTTGATTTACAATGATTGCTTTGATTAATTCTCCAATGTAAGAAATACCAGTTTTTTTGACAATATTCACATAAAATAAATTTTTTTCTTGTTTTGTCCATTCAGGTATATGTGTTAAACACTCTTGATATTGCTTTAAAAGTTTTGCATTCGAATCATTCATCGATAATTGTTTGCGAGTTTCATCATATATTTTTTGAAATTCAACAAGTAAAGGTTCTGTTAATATATCATTTAAATGTGATACAAGATCTTTTTTATTTTCAAGAAGTAAATTTAATTCAGCCATATTAATATATATATATGTTTCGTTTTTTAAAATTTATCCGCACTTATTTATATTTGAAAATAATATAAAAATAACATTAAATTTATTTATAAAACAATGGGATTTATTGGTAAATTATAAGGGTTTGTTGATAAAGACGCTAAAGTTGATGGATCAAGACGGTCTTTATTACCATTAAGATAATCGAATTGTTTTGTAACTGCACATTCAGGTATTTCTTTAGCAGTTGCTTGCCATACTTTTGTTTGATTTGGTACTTCACGAGGTGCAAGGTCATCTTTAATAAGACGTTTTGTTTCTTGAATAAATTTAGTTGGTTCCAGACTTGAGAATTCACCGGCACCATTTGGTGTATATCCAGCTGCTTGATTGAGAACATCGCGCGTAGCATCAATTCTTGCATTAAGTTCTGCTTCTTCAGATTTAGGACGAAAGTCAGTTTTACTTCCAGCAATACCTTCATACTCAACAGATGAATACTGTTTAATATTTTGTTTCAAATCAATATCAGTTACATTATATGAACCTGCATGTAAATGTGCTGAATTACCTCCCATAAAACCTAATGTACTGCCTGATTCTGGAGTAGTATTGCGAACTGTTGTACGTGCAACTGATTCAGTATTATATACTGTTACAGTATATTTATGTGCAGCAATATTGCGGCTGAAATCTTCATCTTTTGTTGTTTCACGTACAGTCGTTTTTGCATCATCAGGATTTTGAAGAGTTATTTTATTTTTACCCTTTAAATTTGTAATAGTTGTATCTGGAGTAGTTGTTTCACGAATTGTTGTACGCATCATATGATTTACTGGGTCATATGTTGTAGCTTTTGATGGTATTTGTGCGTGCATATTACCATATTCTCTGCCAGAATCCACCAAATATTCATGTCTTGAACGTCTAAATAAATCTAATATAGGAGCCACTATAGCTTTTACAGTACTTGTTAAATTATTTACTATAGTTTTAGGACCAGTTATTTCGCGAGTATTTTCAAAAACCATTATAGAATCTTTTTTGAAACCATCTTTATCACCAACACCTGGTTCACTTGTATTATTATGTGCATTACCTTCATATTCAATATGACTTTCAACACGTGCAGTAGGTTTCACTTCTTGAATTGGACGTAATGTGTCTTTGCGAATTGCACCAGTTGTTGTAAGATACATATCTTCGGTTTGTTCATAAAATTTATCAGGTCTATTTTTACCAACTTCACCAATATGTGAAGCATCCACTGATACACCTATCTGACTTTTAGGTGGAGCTTGTGGAGGTAAATCATATACTACACGAGGTTTTGTTGCAACACGTAATTCATCGACAGTTTTTGGTTTAACTGCATTAAGTGAATATGCTTGTTGAAAACCACCAGATGGTTCTGCTGTAAATCCTTTTCCAAGACCTTTTCCAACATGAATTTTTTCTATTGGAAAATCATTATTACGATTTCTTGGAATTTGAGTTCTATCTTGTAAAAAATCAGTTGTATTTGGCATTCCGTTAACATATGAAAATCCAGCCGTTGGTTCGAAAAAAGTAGGGACTTCCGTTTTTCTTTGAATTGCAATACCTCGCCCAGTAGCTTTTTGCAAACGATGAGACCCTCTATCTAAACTATCAAATTGTTCGACTTCTTTCATTCCAATAAATTTTTGCATATTATTATGTTTAAAATCTTTGTTATCAATTACATTACCACTTAGTGATTCAAATGAACTAGTATTCATTGCTTCATTAAAATTTGGATCAGCAAATTGATCTGCATATGCTGGACGAGGAACAACACCTGATTCAAGTGGATTTTGACTTTTATTCCACATACGGCTCCCACGTGATAGTTCTTCCATATCTGTATTTACAAGTATATCACTTCGATACATATTACGATAAGATGGTTTTTCATTGGGATTTATAGGTGAAATTTTTTCGGATTCATATAATTGATCATGACCTTTAGATAAATTGTATCCAAGTCCTGTTAGAGCTGCACTTGCATATAGATCCATAGGTCCTCTATGAATACTGGATAAAAAATACATTGCGAACAGACACATCGCCTGTCATATTTAAAGTTGGTGAACATTTTTGCATGTGTCATATGGAACAAAGTCTGGAGCAGATAATTTATTAACACGTAAACTACAGTCAGGAGGTGGTACCCAATGTGGCATAGTATCTTCATTATCATCATCTGGGTCTATTGAATTTGGATAAAATGTAGCTTGATCAAGAGGAACTTCAAAGCATGGTTTATGATTATCTTTTGCAATAATACGATAGCTTGTATTCCATTCAAATGGAACAATTGCTTTATCTTGTGGATTATAACATAACCATTCCCAACGATTCCATCCTGTTGAATGAAGAGTACAAGGAGGATTTGATAAGCGAGTATCTTCTGTTGGTGGTAAACATGCACGTACAGCTGTATTACCTGGCGCAGCACATGCACCCGATTTAGAATATTTACCGGGCATATAAAGATCGTTGCTGCATTTTGTGCTTTTATAATTTAAACCTTCTAATTCACTTCCATCATCAATTGCTGAACCTGGTGGACAGGCAGTTGGTCCAAACTTTTGATAGCGCATATATGGATCTGCTGGGATATCACGCGTACAATCATTCCCACAATCATTTGCTGGTCTTCCAAGCATATACATTCCAGGGCCTGTTGTTTGACGTAATTTTTCTTCGTATGAACAAGAATCTGTACGAAGTGATGATGATGCCATGAATCACTTGTTCCTTACATTAATACAGGAAAAAAACTTACATACATTTTGGTGGATTAAATGGTGGTGGTAAAGGAACGCTCTTATAGGCAATCATTTGATTTGTTTGTAAATGTTTTAATCTTGTATCTATTGGTGCTGTTTTATCATTTGTAATATTATCTCCCGGATTTACTGGTTTATATTGTGTACCTGCACAATGTGTAAGATAACGAGTTTGTCCACGTAAATCACTTTCAAGATCAACCATATTTCCTTGAATATGTGATACCGCGGTTCCTCCAACTAATCCAAGGCGATGACGTGATTTTTCTTTATGTTCATAGCGAAATGGACTCAATACATATGATAATATACTGACATTTTCTTTTAAATTTCGTTTATATGTGCAATGATCATAGATTGGGTGATTAAAACTCATCACTAACTATCTTCTATTATAAAGTACTAAAAAAAACAGTACATTTAACAATTAATGTAAGAAGGCAGCTTTTTGTTGAGCACTTGCAACATTACCACCACGGTCGGTGTTTAAATTTCCGCATTGTTGTAAAAATTCTTGACGACGTATAAAATCACGGGTTGGATCACCACCACGTGTCCAAGATTCTACACAATGTTTTGGATTTTGAACTTCTTTTACACAATCAAGAAGAGGTACTGGATGTTTTATTTCAAGTTCTGTAATAGAACGTTTACAAGAGAATAAATAACCATCAAATCCACTTGTACCAGTACCTTGAATAATTGGCATTTCTTGATCTGGATTTACAACACCTTTGCGAAGATTTGGGCATCCTTGGAATATACGGCTAAATAATTGAATATGGCAACGGTCACGTGTTAATTGTTTTGGATCATTACGTAATTCAGAATATTTATCAATAACACACCCATCAGCTAAACCTCTTCCTGCACGTCCACGTAAATTAACATGATCATATGAAAATGTAGGGAAACGTGCATGTTCACCATCGCAATCTATTGGAAGATATTGATAGGTTTCATAACCAAAAATACCTTCATTACGAATATCACGGGCTTCTTGTGCACAATCGTCACTACAAACATTTTTAGCTGTATTAAATAAAGAATCACCGGAAATACTTGCCATATGGTTCTCTCTACTACATTCGAAAGAAGATAAAAATAAATCATATATTTTAGTTTATTTACCACTACTATTATTATGTCCACCACCGCCACGAACACCAAATGCTGCCCGATTAGCCCAACATTGATCACCATTTCCTTGTTTGCAAGATGGTCCCCGATTATATAACCAATTTGCAAATCCTGCTCGGTCATTTGGAATTGTTGTAGATGGTAAAGTATAAAATTGACGTTGAGATGATTGATTATTGAATATATCATTTACATCTTGAAAAACTTTTGCATTAAAATGATCATTCATGGTATTTTTAATTTTATCATTTGTAACATCACATGCACCGGGTTTTTCAGGATTGAATGTTAAATCTGCAATAGAAGGATTCATAAATGGATTTTCAGTTGTTACACGTGTACAAACCTTATTATCAACAATATCTATTTCACGCTTTTTCATTTCAGTTTCAATTATATTTTTTTTTTTGGTTTCAAATGTATACATTGCAATAGAAATGAAGCCAGCAATAATTGGGAACATTAAATATCGTGTATTTTTACGAATAATTGTCATTAATACTCCAAAATATAGAAAGAATCTTACAATAGCATTTATTCTGTCTTCAATTGTCATTTGTGCTAATGGAATAATAACGAAATAATTTTTTTCTGTAATAAACTTTGGCAAATCATAATACCATATAGTTCTGGTATTATCACTCATTCTCCTCTATATGAGTTTGAACATTTTCTTTTGATGATTTTAATTGTTGCTTCTTTTTTTCAAGTTTACTACGTAATTGTTTCGCTTTAATATTTCTTGCCATTGAAGAACTATCTACACGTGTTTGTGTCTTACGAGGATTATTCCCTACAGGGGGAGGTATTGGCATAGTACCCATACCTCCAAGTGCACTCATCATTTCTTGTAAATTACCTAAGCCTCCGCCCATTCCACCTGGCGCTCCGCCAATACCTCCAGTCATTTTTTGTAATTGTTCAAACATTGCCCCTATACCAGCCATACCTCCTCCCTCGCCTTCACCACTAGATGTCCCTGGAATAACATTATTTAATTGTGATGAAAATGCCATTGCATCTTGTAATAGGGTTTCTTGTTTAATTTCTCCAGATGCAAGTTTAGAAATCATCTTTTGGCTTACTGAACTTAATAGTTTAGTTAATCCACCATTTGGATTACCAAGTGATTTAAATATATCTTCCTCTTTTTGAATTGATGATTGAAATTCTTCTAAATTAATATCATTCATAATTTCTTTAGCTAATTTACCTAATGATGTTTCTTCAAGTTGTTTAAATGATGTTTCTACACTTGAAGTCATCGCAACATTATGAGATTCTTGTAAAATCTTTAAAAGTGTTCGAGTATTAGAATCTTCTACAAGAACAAGTATTTTTTCACATACTGAAGCATCTTTATTTTTAATATTTTTAATATATTCAACTATATGTTGGAATTGATTGTCATTAATATCTTGGGAAAAGAGAAAGAATATAGCTACATTATAATATAAAATATCCTTTTCTTTGACTAATGAATAAATATCTTTTAATAAAATATCTTCATATAATTCGCATTGTTGTATTTCTTTATTTTCAATCCATGCTGCAAGGTCTTTATATTCATTCACTGAATTAAACAAATTTTCACGAGCAACAGCACATGTATTATTTATAAATTTATCAATATATAAATCTGATGAAGTATCATAACTTGCATAATGTGTTTTAATTGCTTTTAATATTTTATAATAATCTGTTTCTGGATCTTTAGTTTCTTTAGTATGTTTGATTTCACGGGCAATATCTTTAATCTTCTTTAAAAATGAAAAATAATATTGGTTGAAAATCTGGGTGCGAATAGTCATGAATAATATCCTCTTTATTTATTCTCCTTAAGTACAAATTTATTTGATAATAAAATAAGTATCTTAAAATATTTCCACATAATCTCTTTATTTTCATCATTCATTGTGTTCCAAGCAAGTTTTACTTTAGATATTAAAGCGTTATATTCTTTATTATATGAAACAATTTCAACATAATCATGATTAAGGAAAAAACTATCATCACGTTCAAGTAATTGCTTACCATATTTATTTACCACTGATTCATTAAAACGAGTGATTATATATCTATTATCTAATGCAATCGTTGTTTGAATTGCAGCTTTATATATTTTTAAATCTTGATCATTTGGAAATATACGAATTATATCATCAACAAATTCATTAAATGTTGTGTTAAATTTATGAATATAGTCCATTTAGCGGGTTGTATTTGGAGGTAATAGTTGCGATGTGTTTAAATGGTTTTGTTCTAAATCTAAAGCTCGTTTTGAACGATATTCATCTAAATTAAATTCCATTTTTTTAGGACGAGTTTCAATGCTATAACCATTATTATCATCCGCTTTAAGTTTATCCATATCTGATGGATCTAATGATGCCCAACCATATGTTCTATCATCAAGCCCAAAATTAGTAACTGAATCATCTGCTTCTATCATTGAAAAACTATCCGAAAATCCAGATGAACCTCCTGTAAATGTAAATGCAGCTGGTTCATTTACAGTTGTTGAAGGAATATTTGTGTTATTTTGTTGTCCTGGATTTATTCCATTACTATTTTGTTGTGGTGAATTTTTTAATTTTAATTCTTGTAAATTCATAAGTTTCCCGGTTCTTGGTAATAATAAGTAATCAAAAACATCTTTACCAAATAATATATGATTTTCTGGTAATAAAATTAATGCTGGAACTGAATGAATTTGTGGTATATTTTTACCAACTGCACGTAATACATCGATTGATACAAATTTAACATATTCAGTTGCATTATATCTTTTAATAGTTTCTATTAATATTTTTGAATGTGGACAACTATCGCTATAAAATAGTATCATATCTGTTTGTTTCTTTGATTTTCAATTTATCTATTCAAACGCAATAATATATAAAGTCATATAAAAAAATGATTCAAATATTAAATATTGATACTATAAGATAATAATGTCTAAAATATTCCGTAATGCACAATATATTCCAAATGATCCTGCAAAGCGTTTTACTTTTGAAGCATATGATGTTGATATAAGTATTTTAAATGCTTTTCGAAGAATTATAATTACTGATATTCCCGTAATTGGCTTTGATGGAGAAGATACGCCTTCGTTAGAAATTATTGAAAATACTGGCCCGTTACATAATGAATATTTATTGCAGCGATTCGGTTGTATACCAATTCATTTAAATGAAGATGATATTGATACATATGAAACAGATGATTATTTATTTGAATTACAAGTTAAAAATGATACAAGTTCAATGCTTAATGTTACAACACATAACTTTGTTGTAACAAAAAAAGATAAACAACTTACACATAAAGAATTAATTGAATTATTCCCAAATGATTCACTAAGTAAAGAACCAATCCTTATTACACGACTTCGTTCAAATGAAAAAGTCCATATTAAAGGAAAAGCAGTTCGCAGAACTGGGAGAGACCATGGAGGATTTGTACCTGCACTAGCGTCATTTAGATATATGGAAGATCCCGCAATTGCCGTTCAATCATTAAATGTTCTCTCGCGAGAACGTGCATATATTAAAAATAATTATGGTGATGCAACTGCAGTTTTATTTGAAATTGAAAGTTTTTCATCACTTACACCAAAATATCTTATTTTAAAAGCTATTGAAATTCTTATGAATAAATTACATATGACAATGCAAGAAATATATAATCCAGAAAGTAAAAAAATTCATTTTTCGATAAACGAGAAAAGTGGAGAGTTTCTTTTTAATGATGAAGACGATACATTAGGAAATTATTTACAGTCAATGATGCATACGCATTATATTCGTAACGAAAAACCAAGTGCTCAAAATCGAAAATTAATATATGTTGGATACTACTGTCCACATCCGTTGGAAAAAACAATGGTTTTGCGTATAACATTTGCTCATAATGAAGATGAAGATGATAAACGCGAGATAAAAGAGATTGAATATATGGATGTACTAAAAGAACATTGTGCAAGAAGTTTAACACAATTACAAGAATTACAAAACGCGTGGCTTGAACAATTTAAAGCTAAAGAATAAATATTCTTGTAGAACTTCAGGGTAATGGAGAGTGAAGAAACAAATACTTCAACATCTTCATCAACAATTACTGAATATATATATGAAGATGAAATACTTCCAGAAATTGAAATTCGTGAAACCGTTTCTATTGATTCTTTTTTAAACGATAATCCTCGTTTTGTAGCACTAAATAAAGAAAGTATTTATACATATTTGACGCAATTTTTTAATACATCAAAATCACTCGGTATTTTAGATTTACACACACATATTATAAATGATAGTTCAATATCACTTGATACAAATATTTTTGTACATGTAGACGGTGTTCGAAAAAATTTAGAAGATATTTCAAAATGGTTCGATGCATATAAAGAAGCACAAAAAGCACCTACTTTTAAATTAAAAGAACTTTTAATTGCTAAGTTAATATATCCTTTTGATAAAAATAGAGCAACTACAACTGCAATTGATAAGCAATGTATATTAGATGAACCATATAATATTGTCTTAGATGTTAAAGAAAAAGGCTCACTTATAGATATTTCAAAAGTATTAGAGCATGACTCTATTGAATTTCCAATTTTAGGTGTATACTGGAAAATATACAAACAAACGCCATACACATATATATATGAATCAAATGTGCTATTTACGCCATTTAAATATATAGAATGGAATATAAATCGCCCATGTACTGATTTAAATAAATGGATACAAAAATATGTTCAACCAAAATTTATAGATTCTTTAAATTTTATACAATCAATTGATTCTTTACGTAATTATGCAATTTGTTTATATCATAATGGTTTTGATATATATAATTTATCAATACTTCAAAATAAATTATTAGAAAAACATTTACAAAAATTATTAGAAGACACTGATAAAGATTTTAAAGATACTAAGAATCAAAAATATCCTAAAATAGAACTTACATTTCCAATTCTTTCATTTATAGAAACTATGAGTAAATATTTTGATTTACATACACATCAACAAGAAGATAAATTATATAAATTTCAATCACTTATTGGCTCATATATAGCATCGCTTCCTAATTTTCAAAATGATAGTCAATTTGTTGAACCATATACATTATTTATGCAAGTCATTCAAGCTACAAGAACTCTTGAAGAAATTCAAAGCGATATTAGTCAACTGCGTATTCGTGATAATTATAAAAAAGCTGATTCATTATTAAAAGAAATTTCTGCTTCAAAAACATTTGTTGTTCTTAAAGATAGTATTGAATTATATAAAAAAATAACACAATCAATAATTGATGATAAACAATATTCTTTTATAACTTTGTATAATGATATGAATGATTTTAAAATAGGTAATGATACTTCTAAATATGATGGGAAACCAAAAATGTTTCAAGATACAGTATATCAAGAAAATCAATATGAAGAATATGTATCATTTGATGAGGAAGAATCAACACCTGAAGAAGACGGAATTGATGGAATTCCAGATACATATGGTGATGATTTTCCAGCATTATCAGAATTACATAATGGAATAAAAGATGTTTTATTATTTATTTTACCATATATAATTAAAATTAAAGAATCAAGTGGACTTCCATGGGATATAAATTCATGGATACGTATATATAGTTCTGAAACACAATTAAAAAGTCGTGCAGATGCTATTCGTGAAGTAATACCAGAGATTAATTCTGCTATTTTACAACGTATATGTGGGAATTCATTAGATATATCTATGCAAATAATAAATGATTTAAATACGATTGATCTTGGAAATAAACTTCGCTCTATTTATCCAAAAATTTATACAGATTGGCAAAATTCATGTAAAAATGCATTTTATGATGGAATTACAATGTATATATTAGATTCATTTGAATCATCGGTTAATGGTACATTAGACTTTTCAATATTTAATGGAATGATTGCATTTGCAGATATCTGGTCACCATATGGATATCCATTAGATGAAAAGAAAAGTACTGTAGGTATACTATTTTATATTTGTAATGTAGCTACAATACATTTTCCATTTACAGAAACACCAGTACAGCACACAGTAATTGAAGAAAAAACACTAACACTTGCAACAACAAAATATATTTTACGTTTACAAAAATTACAACAAATATGGAATACTAAAAAAACAACTCTAAAGCAAGATAATGCAACTCAAGCAAAAGAAGCATTAATTGATGTAACAAAACGATTACTTGCAAAAGAAAAGGTAAATTTTATGTCTACATATGTAAAAGCATATTATTATCTGCCAACATTTATACCTAAAAAAGACCTTATTGCATTTAAAAAACAACCAGTATGGGCTCAAGGATGTTGCTTGTCTAGTCTTGATAAAAATTATACCGCAGACAATGATTGGAAGCAACATATTAAACCTCTTTGGAATATGAAGAATAAATTAGCAGAAGATAGATGGCTTACAAATAAAAGAGATGATTTAACATTATTTACTTCTAAAATAAAACAACAAAAAACTAAAACTAATTCAAAGCCAAACCTTAAACTTCCAACTGAATATTTTAAAGCAGAATCAATTAATAATATGTATGTTAAACAACAATGTTTAATAGAGTTACCTTCTTCTAATGTTAAAATATCATTTGATGCAAATGATATTTGGATTCAAAAAACACACTATGATATAGTAGATAAAAATGCAAGAGATGGTGCATTTCAACTTGCATCACAATGTATTAAATTAGCATATCGTAGTTCTGCAAAGAGTGATAAAATATTAAAAGTTTTAGCAGATCTTATACAATTAAGTGATATTAATCATATTTTATTAAGGCTTTTTCAAAATATAAATAATAAATTAGAGACTTTTAAAAACACATCGAATGAATATAAAATACTTGAAAGCACGATGAGTATATTGCATATTATGAAAGATATCATAACAACTTTTACAAAGGCAAGTGGTAATGAATATATTGAATGTGTTTATAAATCTCGTTATATTTTAGCAAGAGCAATATGCCTTCCAGGAATAATTGAAAATAATAAACTTACAAAACCAGATAATGTAACAGCATCTTTTTATGAAAATATTTTACAAGAAAATTATAACATTGTGATACGATGGACTACATCAAATACAATGCTTACACAAGAAGAAATTCAAACATACATTACAAAAATGCGTGAAGAACAAAAGAAAATAACATTAAATAAACTTGATACACTTAATGTTGATGATATTCAACTAATGAAAGATATGAAACGTATAGGTTTAATGAAAGTATTTGAAACACAAGAAAAAGAAGGAGGTGAAGCTACAGATGGAAATACTCAAACACCAAATGAAGACCAAGATGGTGAATCAGAATGGTTACAAGAAACAACAGACCCAGAAGTTAATGACGATGATACGTTATCATCAATATTATAATTATGACGCGGATATTGGATTTGTTATTAAATATAATACTTCTAATGATTTTTTCTTTGGCATAATTTTAGTAATTTGTGTTACAGTATTTATATTCATTGTTGCAAAAATCTCTGCAAGTTTTTTAGATGGTATTATATCTACTATCTTTATTTGTTCATTAATTGTAAGGTTTTGTAATTTAATTCCAGCTTGTGATGGTGAAATTGAAGAATAAGTATTTATTATACTATTATTTTTGTTTGATTTATTTATATAATTTTTAATATTCTCTTGGTCTTTTAATATATTACCATTTGAATCGTATGATAATATTCCAGCATATTTTTTCTCTATTTTAGTATTATCATTAACATCTAATTCTTCAATATCATAATTACTCAATGGTACTATTGGAAATAATAAAAACATATCTTCTGGAACATCACCAATAAGTTCTGACTCAATAATATAAAATTTCCAATTTTTATAATTAGTTTTAGGTAAAGATTTATTATATTTAAAATAAAAAGACTCGCCTGATGGGCCTGGACCAGGCGAAGAAGATCCCATTGAAGGACCTATTGAAGGTGATAAAAAACTATCCATCGAAGGAGATACAAGTGTAGACTCATGCGAAGGACCCATGGAAGGCGAAGGACCCATGGAAGGCGAAGGACCCATAGAAGGCGAAGGACCCATAGAAGGCGATGAATTATCATAATTTTTTAATAACTCAGGATTATATGTATTATTTGATACAACTACATGTATACCAATATGTTTTGCATTATATTTCGACTCTCTATATAATAATAATTCAACTTTTAATAAATATGTATAATACTCACTGTTATGTGTCTTATAATTTTTAAAAATATCATGAATAATTTGGATTTTCTTTGTATATTTTGGGTCTTCTTTAAGTGTAAAATTAGTCGTATTTAAAAGTGTATCTTGAAGATATTGAATAAATGCATTATATCCTTCTTCAACATTTTTAGTTGATTTATTTGCTTCAATAATACTACTCCATTTAGTTTGTGCAAAATACCTATCAAGTACTTCTGAATAAGGTAAACGAAATGTTTTATTAAATGCATCAAAATATAAATTATTTTCAAGTTCATAATAATATACATTATCATATTTTGAAATTATATTTCTTGGAATACTATTAATTGGATGGCGATTCCATGGTTTAGAGTCAGGATTTGATAATAAAATATCCCCATTTTGTGGAATATATGGATATACATATTTTGATATAATACGCTTCATTTTTGTTGCATCATATAAATCACTTTGTAATCCACTAACAATAATCGAATCATCATTTATAATATTATCATACTCTGATGCATATTGAAAATTTGGTAATTCAAGTTTATTCTTTGCTGAAGATGGCGATGATACTGGTCCGGATACTGGTGAAGATGTTGGCGCAGATACTGGGGCAGATGTCGGTTTCCTTTTAATTTTACGAGATTTATCTTTATTATATAAATTCAAATTTAATAAATCACCATTTTTAATAAATTCTGATCCAGAACTTGGTTGAATATCATTTTTAAATAGTATTGTCGGTTCACTTGAAGATACTATTGGTTGTGAAGTAATTTCTGAAGAATTGCCACTATTATTTGCAAAATTATTATTCGATTTAGTACTTGTTTCTGGGTTCGATATATTTTTTGTTAATGCAGTATATGTATCTTTAAAATCACTATTTATAAAGCGTTCTTTTTTATAATTCAAAATATATCTAATCATTATTATACATGTTATAATTATACATAATGAAAATAATACTTTATTAAATAATTTTTTCATAAATCTTCTTCTACATCAATGATATACTTGTTTTTAAGCCAGCTTTTTGACGAGCTTCTGTATCATTTACAAAGGCATAATCTTTTGTTATTTCACAGCAATCACGGTTATCAACACCACGACCACAACCATAACAAAATGGAGGGAACCGTCCACTATCAAAATATTTACGTGGCGATGCTTGTAACACACCAATTGGCATTTCGCATAGGCCATTTTCTAAACATCCACCACGTGAGTTCTCATAATTTTTATTTTTTTTATAAAATGGACAATCTTCATTTTTTTGACATTCTTTGTCCCATTTTATTTGCTGAATAGGTTTTCCATATATATCATTTGGTGATTCACATTCTGCTTTAGATTCTGTATATGGATTTCCATAACATCTGTATCCTGCTTCTAAAGATTCAGGGTCTAATTTTAAACGAGTAATAAAAGTTTCTTTTATATTAGAAGATTTGTTTACTAATTTCATTGTCATTTTTGGTAATATAGTTACATCATCACTTTGTGGTATTAATAACAAACTCGCTTTATTATAAGTAAATATACTACTTAATTTAATATCATTTGGAATAATGTATGGATAAAATAATTTAACTCGTGAAAAATCTAAATTATCAAATCCAAGTACACTAATTCTTTGTTTTTGAATATAATTAAATAAATCACTATCAATAATTACATATGTAATCAATATATCAATAGTATTAAGTTTAATTGCAGATAATAGGTTTTTAGCACTTGAATTACTTAATTGTTTTAATCTTATTGTTGATACGTTCATACGATATGACTGAATAATTGCTTGTATAAAATAATATTCTGATGAATTAAAATATCCAATAGTTTTATTTTCAAAATTATAAACGACATCAATATTCTTTTTTTTATTTGGATCTGAAATACCTATAAAATATCCCGAAGGTATTTGAATACTATTATATTCCGGGTTCAAAGGAAAATAAGTATCTTTTTCAATAGGATCACATAATATAAGAGCGTTAACATTATTTTTAGCGCCCCTCTTTATAAATTTATTCCATGTAATATTATTATATTCTTTAGTTATCCATTTTGGATGTGAAATTATCCATTTGTTAAAATTTTGAGGTGACGAAGTTATTACACTCGCATTATCATAAGACATTGTTTTAAAATGTTCATTGTCACGGGTGATTATAATATAATATATAAATATAGAAATTATACAAATAAATAATAAATTTTGTAAGTTAAATTCTTTTAGCATTTCCTTATATTTATAAACTAAATATTTTCTCAAATCGTTATAGTGTACTCATTAAGTACTAAATATATTCTTAGAATGCTAAATATACCCAGATGGCTATTTGCGATTCTAATTTATATTGTGATTCTCTACTTTATTTTAAAATTAAAACCAGCAATAATGTTTGATATATATGGAAATCCAAAAGATTTTGGTCTTGGAATAACTGATGGGAAATCAGTGGTAGCTCCTGTTTTTGTATTTCCAATTATAGCGTTATTATCATATTTTGTAGCATGTATCATACAATTTATACTATAATATGTAATATATGATATAAAGCTGTGATACATAGTATAAGAAAGTTTATGAATGTTTATTGGAAATAATCATAATTATTCAAAATTACTTTTATGGATTAATAAAAATCAAGAAACCGAAGAAAAATTGCATTATAAACATATATGTATTGTCATTGGTAATATTGGAATTGGAAAAACACATGGTATTCAAAAAGCATTAGCTGAAACAAATAAAACTGTTTATAAAATTAATGATTTAGAATGTACAAATAGCAAAGATTTTCGTGATTTATTAAATAAAATAACTGCATCTAATGTTATATCACAATTTGATAATTTACATATTAATGAAAAAATAATATGGATTGATGATTTTGATTCATTTATAATATTTGATAGAACATTTTTACATACATTACAAAATATATTAGATGACCAAAGTACTCCTGCTATTAAAATAATAATTTCAACAACTTCCGCAGATATTAAACATTATACAAAATTTTATTCGTTTGGAACAATTATACAATTAAAAACACCTGAAGTTGGCGATATTATATCATTCGCAAGAAAAGCATATCCTAAACTTGGTGTTAAAAATATAACTTCAGTAGCAGAATCCGTTAATGGAAATATTTCAAATGCAATACAAATGTTGCAATTACAACAAAATACTTCAGGAAAAAAACCGAAAAAACCTACTACACAAGAAATAACCGATTCTATAAATATTTCATCAATGGTAAAATTTTATCAACTTGTTGATTTATTTGATACAAATTATACTGTGAATATTGGAAGATATTTATTTAATATTGATCCATGGTTACATCCACTACGTTTTCATGAAAATATTTTAAAAGAATTACCAAAACGAAGTGTAACATATGATAAAAAAGAAGCTATTTATATTGATATTTTGGAACTTTATTGTGAATGGGATCAATTAATGTCTTATTCGAAAATAAATGATTCAAATGAAATAAATATTCCTATTGAAATCGCTGCATATATTCCAACTATGTTAAAAAAACTCCCTAAGAAAAAAACTGCAGTTTCTTCAATGGATGAATTTACACGTATGTTTAATTATTTATCTTTAAAGAAAAAAAATGCAGTAGCGTTATATACAACCGAGTTCCCATGGATACATATAGGAAGTTATTGTAAACATTTTTATGATGATAAAAATAAAAAAAAACCTAAGCAAAAAACTTTTCTATGCGATGTATAAGTGAAATTACTCAATGGCATCTTTGTTTTCAAGTTCTGCACCTGTTGACTCAACTTCTCAATTGAATACACCTGAAAATCGTAAAGTACTCACATTTATGGTACTTGGTATTGCAATCGCATTTGTAGTTGCATATGTTCTTTATTGGGTAATTAATAAAACAATTAGTCAACAACAATCCTATCTTATCCCTGAATCAAGAATTCCATTAGATGTTCGCAGTGTAAATCCTGTACATTTCTCCGGTAAAAATATCCCTGCATCAGGAAATGGATACAGAGCCAGTATATCATTTTGGATTTTTGTAAATGATATTCAAGTAAACACTGGTACAATAAGACATGTTCTTCATCGCGGACAAGAAACCGATGTTATTGGTACAAGTAATCCATATATATATCTGGATCCCAATACTAATCAAATGTACGTAACATATGCTGCAACAACTTCAACAAATACTTTCACAAGTACAGTTAACGGTGTTAAATATAATTATACTAATACAAGTCAAGCACCTTCTGTTCAACAAGTTGGTGGAACAGTACCATTAAATTCTAATAATATTGTTACTGGAGGAAATCCAACAAATGCAGAAATTGCATTTATGAATGCAGTTCGAGGTATCGATATTCCATATATTCCATTACAACGTTGGGTACATGTAGCAATTGTAGTTAACGAAGACGCTGTATTAGGTGGTTCTATTTCTGCATATGTTGATGCAGAATTAGTTAATAGCAAAACAACAACCACTACACAAATTGCATCATTACTCAATAATGCAACACCTGGTCAACAATTAACTACACAACCAGTATTCAATATTACTGATGTTAACTTAGATTACCCCGGAGATGTATGGCTAGGTGGAGCAGTAGGTTCACCAATAGGGCCTGGTTTTTCAGGAATGTTATCAATGATATCATTCTACAATTATGATTTAAATGCTAATGATATATATCAAATCTATAAAAAAGGCCCAGTTGATAACTTTTTATCAAAACTCGGATTACCCGCATATGGTATCCAATCCCCAATATATAAAATTGGCGAATAAATAAATATACTTATTTCTTTTTCTTGCATTCATATAGAGTTTCGTTATAATGAATCAATACATTCAAGTTGTTTTAGCAATATTAATTGTAATAATTTTATTTATTGTAGCAATGATGGTATATGATAAAGAAAAATTAGATGCTCTTCGTTCAAGTGGACAAATAAATAAGAAAGTTCCAATTTTTTCTGGTATACTTGATTTTTCCACAGCAAACAATATATCATTTAATACAATTGACCCAAATCAACCTAACTATGTTAATTTAGGACCATCTATTAATCAAGTACAAGGTGCAGCGTATACCTACAATTTTTGGTTATATTTAGATAATTCCGGAAAAAATGGCAATGCTAAATTATTTGGTAATTCTACCGATGCTACCAATTTTAATCAACTTTTTCCAGATAATGGTTTAACTGCACCAATTATTGGAAACACGAATCAAGATACAAATGGTGATGATGCTCCATATATTCTCTTTTTACGTGGAAGTAATAAAGTACTTGAATATAAAAATTTATGTTCTCCTAAAAATAATACTACTGATGTAACAAGTGTAAATTCCCAAAATGTTGGAACATATAAACAAGATGTTCTTATTAAATCTCCACTTGTAAAATTAGAACATAATGGTGAAGCACTAACAATTGAATTTAATACTTTAAATTCACCAGATGGTGTTAAAGTGGGATCACCTAATACTTGTCAACAAGGTGGTGAACCATCTACTGATTGGTATACAGTAAATCAATATAAAGTTGGACTTAAAAATATAAATTCAAATAAAGCATTAACTCAAAAATGGTTTATGATTAGTGTTGTACTTCAAGATACACTCCCTTCTGATCCATTACCATTACGTAATAAGATACATTGTCAATTATACGTCAATGGTGTTATTGAATTAGATAAATATATAGTTGGTAAACTAAATGATGCAACAAATACTTCAGCATCTCCATTACGTATGAATCAAGGTAATATTTATATTAATCCAACACTTTACAGTAATATTGGTAACAATCCATATAATTCCAAAACCTCTGCAACACAAGTAACAAAATCAACTACTTCACTTGCAGCAAACACATTTTTAATGGCCGACTTAACTTATTTCAATTATTCATTACAATCAAGGGATATTGTAGCATTATTTAACTCGCGTTTCAATACTAACCCGGCAATTGTAAGCTCAACACAAACACAAAAACAATTAGCAGATTTAACTAAAAATGTTGGAACAACAAGTGGTCTTGGTGTTGGACTTATATCTCCATTAAATTAAGTCCTCTTTTAAATCGTACTTCACACATACCATTTTTTTTACCTTTATATAATTGACATATATGTGGATATTTATCAACTAATTTTTTTGATGATTCAATTGAATTCGCAATTCTTATTGAATATGATGTATTTGTTTGCATACCTCCAAGTGTTTTATAATATTTAGTAGATAATGTTATATGATTATATCGTATGACACCTTTATCATGTAATGCATATAAAATAGAACGTTCCATATCTTCTTTTTCATCCATTGTAATTTGAAATGCACATCGTGTATTAATAATCCCCCAGAATGTTCCAACACAGAATCGAGGGTCATATGTAATCTCTAGTAAATCTTTCATAAAAAATCCATTTTTAACAGGATATATTCCAAATAAATTTTTTTTATGTTCTATCATCTTATTATATGCATCAGTTGTAAAATGATAGAATACACTTGCTGGCATATTTTTTAATTTCCAATGAGCGCCTTTCATTGTATCAGGTACATTTACATCTTCATAAAGTGTCCAGAAATTATCTATATCATCATCCATACATAATAAAGCTTCGCCATCTTTAAAAAATCCGGTAATGAAATTGCGCATATTTTTTAAACCAATTGGACCATCAATAATTGTTAGCTTTGTATATTCTTTGAGTGATTTTTCATAATCTTGTTTTTGATTTGTAGCTACAAATATATATATATTTTCTTGAGGAATATTCATTTTAAAACATAATGCAAGACTATGTGTTATTAGATATTCATTTCGAGAATATGATGGAATAACTACTTTCCAAGGCCATATTGAATAATCCATATAAATAGATATAAAGTTAATCAATTTTATACAATATCAGTAGGGGACACTTCTTATAATAAAATGCCAGGTGGATTAATGCAATTGTTAACAGTTGGTGCTCAAGATCAGTATTTAACAATTTCACCAGAGAAATCATATTTTAAACAAGTCTATAAACGACCAACCAACTTCTCAATGCAAAGTGTACAAAATACTTTTATAAGTACACCTTCATTGAATAGCAGTTCACGTGTTCAGTATACATGTAAAATTCCACGTGTAGGTGATTTATTAAAAGATGTTATTTTAACTTTACGTCTTCCAAAAATATATATACCTTATACAAATGTAGTTAAAATTATCAATGGTGTACCAGTTGGACAACCACAATTTCGCTGGATTCCAAAAATAGGTAATTATATGCTTTATTCATATTCACTTATTGGTGATACACAATTATTAGATCAAAAATGGGGAGAATACGATGATATTGAAGAAGATTTATCTGGAACAAGTGATAAACGTGGTACATATGAGAGAATGATTGGGGTAACACCACATGTTTCAAATGCCCAATATAAAAAAACAATGAGAATCAATAATAATACAATAACTTATGTTGAAACGAATTATTCACCGAACAATACTACTCCAGCAATTCCAGGCAGAAGATTACATATTCCATTAAATTTCTGGTTTTCTAAATCACCAGATATGTCACTTCCATTAGTTGCATTACAATATCAAGTTATGAATATAAACATAGAATTTCGTATGCTCGAAGAATTATTTCAATTATATGATCCAATAAATAATATTTATATTAGTCCAGGAAAGTATCGTTCAATATATGGTGGTAATTGGTCGATCAGTGATTATTTAGTATATGGTGGTGGTGGTAAAACTATTATAGATGTAGATCCATATTTAGAATGTAATTATATATTTTTAGATACACCAGAACGTACATATATAGCTACAAATAGTTTTGATTGTCTTGTTGAAAATATATATAGAAATGAAACAAGTGGTATAACAAATATTTATACAATAGATTTAGCAATTGCGAATCCTATAAAAGAATTTATATGGATTACTCGTAGATCAGATATTTTTAATTATAATGATTGGGCTAATTATACTGCAACAATACCTGAAGACACTACACAACCTATACTATCAACTGCTAAAATATTATGGAATGGTATTGACAGATTTGATATTAAATATGGACATTATTTTAATCTAATAGAACCTTACAGATATCATACATCAAGTCCTCGCGAAGGTATATATGTATATAGTTTTGCATTAACACCAGAAAGTATTCAACCGAGCGGATCTTACAATGCTTCAACCATTAATAAAACTCAATTATTTCTTACTGTGAATAAATTTTCACCAACTACTATTCCATATATGAATAGTATAGATAATACAGAATATACTGTAATTGTATATACAGTATATTATAATATATTTAGAGTAATGTCAGGTACTGGATCTATGGTTTTTGCAAGTTAAATTCTCCTTAAAATATAATGGCTACCATAAATACAACAACATTACTTTTAATTTTACTTGTTTCTTGGGTACTATATTCATTATTGCAATCATATAATAATATTGTAAAAGAACTAAGAGAAATACGAGTGAAGTGTGTATTACCAAATAATAATTCTACAAGTAATGGACCAGCTAATAACTATAATGTTGTAAATTATCCAATGAAAAATATTAGTTCAACACTTGTTTCTGGCTTAAGTCAATTTTTGTAAAATGAATTAATCATTTATTTAAGGTTTTATTATATATAGTATGTACGCAAATGCCAACAATAAAGAAAAAAGGCAAAAAAAATGTAGAAGCAGAAGCAGAAGCAGAAGTAGAAAAAACTACATTAGTAACAACTGTACTTCCAGAACCTGTAGTTTTGAAATTATCTATTTCAAATGCACGTATGGATGAACTTATGCATACTGAAAATATGCAAAGTATATTAAAATATAATCCAAATATTACTGAACCAATACCATATACACCTGAAGACAATTATTTATCATTACAAGAAGAAGCAATCAAAGAAGCTACTATTGAACATAAAAATACGAAGACAAATACTTCAGAAGAATTTCTACAAACAATAAGTGAACAATCTATAAAAACACAACACGATACAAACTGTTTTTGGTGTTGCCATCCAATAATTGACATTGAATATGGCATGCCTATACGATACGATGTATTTAATCAAACATTTACAACATATGGCTCTTTTTGTTCATTACAATGTGCAGCAGCTCATAATTATTCAGTAAATATGGGTTGCGATAGAGCATGGGAAATTCATAGCTGGATACAATTAATTGGTAAAAAATACGGTTTTAAAGGTCCAATACGTCCAGCACCATCACGTTTTTTACTGAAAATGTTTAATGGTCCAATGACAATTGAAGAATTTAGAAAAGTTCATCTAAATATTGTACAATCTTATGTATTAAATATTCCACCTTTTATACATCTTCCCTCACAAGTAGAATGTATAAACACCTCATTTTTAGATAAAGATGGTCCATTACGTAATGAAGTAACTGAACTTAAAACAGTTAAAAAAAGAGGACTTTTACAAAAAAGTGATCTTGAACAAAAAATGAATCTTGCGTTTAATGAAAGTACTTAAAGCATTTAAGGAAATCTAGTGTTATTTCTTTGAACATTTCCATAATCGTAAAATGGCAATGAATAATCAACCAACAAAATATAGGGTTTCTACAATTACTTGTAATGCATCAATTACAACAACAATTGATCTTCATAAATTATTCGATCACATTACATTGTGTGAAGATAAGGGGTTTATTTGGATACAGGAAGGAACTAAAAAGAGAGGTGTATATCCTACTAAAAAGAAAAAACCTTCAAATCAAAAAGAAAAAAAATGCTTCGATAATCAGGTAACTGTTATTTATAAATATGATGAATATTATCCAAATATTAAGATATTTAGAAATGGAAATATTCAAATGACAGGTATTCGTACAGTTGAAAATGGTAAAGATATCGTTAATATTATTACAAATGAACTTAAGACAATTGCAGTTGATAAATGTCCTTCCATAATTGATACTGATAAAGTTGATACAATTACAAATAAAGATTTTATTATTCGCATGATTAATACTGATTTCGGTGTATCGTTTAAAATTCGCAGAAAGAATCTTCATCAATTACTTATTTCACCAAAATATGGAAACAAGTGTAGTTTTCAGCCTCTAACATATCCTGGTGTAAAACTGCAATATTTTTTTAATATTGCAAATGATAAAAAAAATGGAATTTGTTATTGTACAAAACCGTGTTTCGGTAAAGGATCTGGAGATGGAGATGGCAATTGTAAAAAAGTTACAGTTGCCATTTTTGATAGTGGAAAAATTTTAATTACTGGAGCGAATTCATTTCTACAAATTAATCAAGCATATGATTTTATTTGCAGTGTTATTATGGATAATCAAGATGATTTAAAGAAATCATTTGGAGTTTAATTAGTTTTTTCTACAATAAATATTTCCATAAATATCACCTAATGGACCATAATGAGGATATGTTACGTGATTATTTCCCTCACGATTATATGTAATAGGTAATTTTTCAGCATTTGGTGGAGGATTTGCACTTAATAAATTTTGTTCTAATTCATTTGGTTCAGGAACAACTGGGAAATTACCCCAAAGACCCCTTGCAGGGGTTCCAGTATATAAACCTCCATTGACTTTTCTTGGTGGAGGAGGAAGGGGATATTGCCAATCAATATAACTATAACTTAACGACATAGCTTCTTATATTTAAGGATTAAAATATTCTTTTTAAACATTAGATATAATTATAAAGAATGAATGAATTAAATGATAAAAAAATAATAGACACAGAAGTTGTTGAGGATGAATCTGCAGAAGAAAAATCATACGAAGACAAAGAAGTCGATAAAGAATCTATAAAAGAGGATGAACCTGTAAATGAAGATTTAACTGAAATATTTACCTTAATTGAAAATTCAGACCATTGGAAAGAAGAAGATATACGTAGAACAATTGAAAAAATTCATAAAAATGGATTAACACCGAATCATCGCGAATTTTTAAATAAGCCTCTTTTTCCAAAATTTATAGAAAGATATCCATTTTTATTTAAAATGTCATGTGAAGATGCGATTGACTATGTAACATTGAATTATATGATGAATATGCGTCGTAAAGTATTAGATGAATCTGTTGATGTTGAAAAAGCTTCAAAAGCGGTCGGTAAAAAGTTTTTTAATGAATATGTTGCGCCCGCAGTTAAACATATTAAACCAACTATTAAAAAAGAAACAAATGATGAGTAGAAATGTTAAAATTTGAAATTTATTATTATTTTTGTAACATATATAAGGCTATAGTACGTATTATTATTTAAACAACATATATTATTATTTAAAACTTTTCGAATATGGATATCGATGGTGGTATGGAAGTTTCAGAAATTCCTCCTCAAAATTTATATGACTTACTAAAAGAAGTCGACAAAAATAAGTCTCATCATAAATCTGATGGGAATATGGCAAATGCGTTGATTTATACAATCCGTAAATATAAATATTGGCCTGCCCTGCAAGTAAAGAAATTCTTTGGCAATAATGATTTGGTTCTTCTTCACAATACTTATAAGCGGACGGATGTTGAGCATTTCCAAGAGCTCTATGATGAATGTCGAAGTGTAGTTCTCAATTTGAATGCTCCAATTGGTGATAATGTTGTTGTTACATTTTCATCTAAGATTCCTGAACGTATTTCGGAATGTCAATATGAAAATCTAAAACAACCTGGTGATGTATGTGAGGAAAGTTATGAAGGAACTGTTGTTCATTTCTATTATTATGAAAACAAGTGGCATATCGGCACATCTACATGTCCAACAATTGATTCTTCACGCTTTTCTCATCCAACAAAAACACACGGAAATATGCTTGATGAAATAATTGCTAAAATATATGAGCTTCAACTTCCAACCGATAAATCTTCTTCACAGATGAATCGCAAAGTATTCACAGATGTACTTGACCCATCTCGTGCATATGCATTTATTATGGTACATTATCAAAACTCGAATAGTATGGATTATACACCTCTATTTGGAGATGAATATATGAAATTAATTCATATCACAACACGTTCACGTGGAACACTTCAAAATGATGATATTTCTGATCGCCCATTTGCAAGCATTGGCATTGACTATGCTCAAAAATTTGAAAATCCTGAAAAAGCAATTGAATATATTCGCACTGCAGAATGCACATATGGAATCGTCGTCGATTCACTTGATGGAAAACGTTATAAGGTATCAACTGAAAAAATTATTAAGCATGAGGAAAATAACATTGGAAATTCAAATGTATGGCAAAATATGGTAGCTGTCTATATTCAAAATAAGCAGCATTATAAGATTACAGATTACCAGAAAGAATTCTGTCCTGATCTTATTATTCCTAAAAATTGTCACAACCAAGAAATGGCTCCAACGTATCTTATTCATACAGTTATTTCATCTATGAGAGATATGCTAATGGATGCATACATTCAAACCACAACGTATAACATCAAAACAAAACGCTATTGGATTAATAAAGAAGCCGATAAAAGTTTTCCAGCAATTATTCGATTTCATATGGCACAACTGCGTGATATTCAAATTACAACCCATACACATGGATTGATTAGTCCACGTGCAATTTATCATTATATTTGCCATCACCAACCGCTTAAAAATTTGCGCCTTCTAATTAAATTCTTCGCAACAGTATGGATTCCTCATCGCACAACCTCATATACAATGGGACGCACTGGTGAATGCTTTACTATTCTTAGCAAACTTCTTGAAAATTAAAATAATTAAAAATTTAAAAAAAGCCATTTTGGCATTTATTTTTGTAATTTAATCTATAAAGAATAAAATAATAGTCTATATAGGTAAGTAAGTAAATTAAAATAATATATGTTCTTTCGTCAACAAACATCTCAATTTTCCGCTTCTGGAAATACTAATTTATCAACACAAGATTTAAATACACGTGATAATTTTACAACAACACTTGGATATAATGCAGGAAAAGAAATAGCAGATAATTTCAACATTATAATTGGCTACAATGCTACAACCTTTACAAAAAAAATACGACATACACAAGCAATTGGTTATCAGGCAGGATATCATACATCAAATAATTATTATAATTTACTTATGGGAAGTTACGCTGGAAAGAATATAAATGGTAACAATAATATTTTATTAGGATATCGTTCAGGTGTAACATTGTATAATGCAAAACATAACATTATACTTACTGGTGATGGTGATACTGTATTAGCGGGTATATCAAAAATTACTAATAGTATAGTTATTGGAAGAGATATTCAAGGTGTTGAAAATATAACTAATGGATTATTTATTGGTAGTAATATAATATATGCTGGGTCTGACAGTACATTATCATTTTGCGATATTAATATTGCAAATACATTTTATGCTTGTACTACAAAAACAAAAAAACAAATATATTTAGGATTGAATAATGAACAAATATTAATTGGTAAAACGAGTAATGTAGATGATGCTAATAGCTCTATATTAGTAATTGGAGGAACATTAACTACAGATACAATTGCAACGACTAATTTAGGTGTAAGTGGAGCTTTTAATGTGACTGGTTCATTCAACATATCTGGAACATTAAATACTTCAAATTTAAATGTACCTGGTAATTCTTTTATATATTCAGATACAATTGCAAAAGGACCATTTTTAACTCCAAGTTTATCTACTGCAAGTATAATTTCAGCATGGTTAAGTCGTGTAACATCAAATATATATACTACAACTCCATCATTTTGGAGTAGCTCTAGTACTATTAATTCATTACAATATACGTCTATAAGTGTACTACCTCAAGTAGACTCTTATAAACCATTTAATGGTTCAAGTCCATCATATAGTTCAGGAATTAATTTACCAGATGGACGTGTTGTATGTATACCGTCAAGTGTTAAAAATATTGGAATATTTAATCCATATACAAATATATTTTCAACATTTAATAATAATACTATTGGATCTGTAAATTCAATAAATAATGAATATTCAAGTGGGACTCTAATTTCGAATGGATCTGTAGTATTTACACCATATAATGCTACAAATGTTGGTATATTTATTGCATCTTCAAATTATTTTATAAAAAATACAAGTGTATTAAATAATGCATCATTTACTGCAAATTCGGCGGCTTATAAAGGTTCTGTGTTATTACCTGATAGAAATGTTTTGTTTGTACCATATTCAAATTCTGCAATAGCAATATATAATACAAGTCTTAATGGAATGAGTAATATTGGTGTTTCTGTATCAGGAAGGTCCCCCCCATATTATAGTGGTGCAGTTCTTATTCCTGATGGAAGAGTTATTCTTGTACCATTTAGTTCAGGTAATATTGGTATTTTTAATTCATCATATACATATGCAACAAGTAAAATATCTATATCTGGAACAAATCAATTTTCAGGTGGTGTTCTTTTAGGTGACGGACGTATTTTATTTGTACCCTATGATTCAAAAACAATTGGAATATATACACCTTCAATAGATACATATACTACATTATCAATAACAAGTGTTATAGGAAGTGCAACAACAGGAGGTTATTTTTCAGGAGGAGTTTTACTTCCTGATGGAAGGGTTATCTTAGTTCCATATAATTCACAATATGCTGCATTAGTTGATGTTAAAAATAATACTATTGTTGTAGCTATCTCAGGACAAATATCATCATTAACAAATGCAAGAAGTTATGTAGGTGGAACACTTTTACCAGATGGGCGAGTAGTTTTTATACCATATAATTCTATAACATTTGGAATTATACTAGGGAATAATATTCCTCCACCACAAAAAGAACTCTGTTTACATCCATTTTTTAATAAATTTTAATTTGTAATTTTTTTAAAGATTACCCAACGATTTAAGAAACTAAATTGTTTTTGAACTGTATCATTTTCAAGTCCAAGAACTGCTTTTTCAAGATGTGAAAATTTAGCAGATGGAAGATCACGATTTATACCTCCAAGAACTGTATTAAATGTTTCTCCAAACATGCCAGTATCTTCAACTTCAAGATTATAATTTTTAGCTTTTGCAACAAGTGTTGGAAAATGAACAAGATATTCAGGAATCATTTTATTGATATTTTCAAGAAAAACATCAACTGGTTTACCATAGTAATTATTTTCTTCAAAATTTTGAAATCTTTTAATAATTGCCCAGACAGGAACACTGCCATTTAATTTACGACCTTCTGCAATTCCAGAAGGTGTATTTTTTAATAAATCATGAACACGTTCGCCATCCATAAATGTTGTTATAAAATTACCCCCAATTTTTAAGTTGTGTGCAACATTGTGGAAAAAACCATCAAGTTTATCTTCTGTTTCAAAGAAATAATGAATTGCAAACATACATGAAACAAGTGAAAATCCACGAGATGCGCGACCAACATAATCACGCATATAGTGAGGAATTTGACGACTTGTAGCAGAAGAATTAGAATAAAGTATTTGTAACATATCTTTTGATTCTTTATCATCGCCAGCTGCTTCTCCATTTTCAAACTTTTTTGCACAATCACCTATCAAGAAGATAGTTTTAGGATATATAACATTTTCTACTCCATCTACAGTAATTTTTAGTGCATGTCGTTGTTTAATCATACGAGCATACGCACCTTCACGAGGATTTGTAATATTATCACGTGAAATATCAACACCCATTATAAATTTATATCCTCCATCACGCCATCGTGGTAAATCACCAGCCATGCCACAAGCTATCTCAAGAAGTGAATCGCGACGACTTACTGGAATACGTTCATAAAGCATTTTTTTTATACCTTGATTGTGAAAATCAAGCATATATACTGATAACATGTGTTGACGTGGGATATCACGAGCATAATATACATCATCAATACCTAGAAGACGTTCTTCAAGTGATAAAGAAATATCATTTTCAACAATTTTATCAACACCGGTAATCATTTCTCGCTCAACTGGTAAATGAATTGTACGCCATACACTTTGTGCAACTACTAAATCATTGGCAGTTTTTGAAAGTTTACCAGTTTGTTTGAAAATACGTGTCTTATCTTCACGAACACGAAGAGGAACCCAACGTTTCATAACAACTTTATCTTTTGCTTCAGGAGTATATGCAAACTCAACAATTGATTTATTATCTATAACAGAACCATCTTCACAAACTGCTTGATTTCGTTCATTTAAATATACATGCGCAATTTCTACACCTTTTTCATAATATGTAAATGGTGCAAATAATTTTGCTTTATATGTTTCTTTCATAGAACGCGCACGTTCTGCAAATTCACGGTCATGACGTAAACGAATACCATCCATTGGTGTAATTGGTTCCCATTGATTTGAATTATATCCAGTATATAATTTAAATTCTTTATACTTTTGTTTTGTAATTATATCAATACCATTATTACCTTCTTCAACTAAAAAATCTATTGTATTTTGGTCTTTTGGTTTCCATTTTAATACTTTTTCCCATTTAACATTTTCAGTAATTGTTACTGGACGTCCTGGATAATATCCAAAGACTGGAAGATGTGCTGGTGTAAATATTAAACCATCTACATCATATGGTAAATTTCTTGCACCTGATAGCATCTGTTTGCATGTATCTTTCATAAGTGAAGATTCTGCATATATGATATCTTTACTTATAAGATCTATTGATGAATTTTTAGCATCCCAGAAATTCGCATCACATACGAATTTTAATGCCTCATATCTTGAATGCGTAAGTGGCATTGATGTCTTATCACTTAATGCACTAGAACTTCCAGATGCTGCAGCATTTTCACGATATATAAGTGGTAAATTCATAATTGATTTATTATCCATAAAATATATATCAAATGTAGCAAATAAATCTTTTAATTTACCATCTCTACGTTGTCTTGCTAATATATATTCTCCATCAATTATGCTATTATATAATTTTTGTGTTGAAGTTTTTAGTCCAGTTTCAAAAATCTCAAATGAATTATTTATGATATACGCCTCTCCATTTTCAGTTATATATAATAACATACGTTCACCATCTGCTTTATCTGTTACAGTATACCCTTTTAATATACTATTAATTCCATATGTCTCTGGACCAGGTTCAACTAGATTAATTCGTTCAAGTGTAATTGGTTTAGGTGCTAAGAAATGATAAGACGCAGTATTCTGAACATTATCTGTATTCCATCGTGATTTTTCAAGTACTTTTTTAACAAGTGTATTGTATCCTTCTAAAATAATTTGTTGTTGGCTTTTTGAAATTGGAAAGACGCGTTGTGTAATAAGTTGCACCATTGATATACATGTATTCATAACATTTTGAATAGTAGAATGTGATTTAAATATTATTTCAAATTCATATTTAATATTTTGGGTTGATACTCCTGATTCAGTCATTGACTCTGTTGAGTTTTGGCTTTCACGTATAATACCTAATCTATACTCAATATGATTATTTGTACTTACACCATGTTCATATTTAAACAGTTTTGATATACGATAGTGTTTTGAAAGACTAGTCCATTTTGAATCGGTTATACCATAACTATCTATTTTTTGTTCTTCAATAATATGCGAAACTATATGTACAGGTAATTCATCTGGAAGACTTTCAGACAAACGAACAATACGTTTTTTCCATACATGTGGTACTACATTAGGATTTTCACTCAAACAATATGCTGATATATGTGAAATACTTGATACTTCTAATTGTGGTCCACCATCAAAAGATGTAACTGTAAGTATTTCAGGTGTTATAGTTTCTACATATGTATCATTTGAGCGTAATTGTGAAAGAATCGATTCAAACAAAGTTGATGTCCATGATTGTTCTTTTTCAGGTAAAAATGTAAATACCCATTGTATATTTCCATTATTAGGAACTTCTTCGACTAAACTTGAAGTTTGTTCAGAATGAAATTTTAACAAGGGTTCCATTTTTTCTTTTGATACTTGCATTGTATTATTAATAGTATGTTAACTTCTATAAAATAGACTTATTATTTCTTTATATGAACCATCAATAATATAGAAATACAAAAACACACAAGAGACTTTCATTTTTTAAATAGAACAAATGTTCTATTTTCGTAAATAAAATATGTAGCATTTTCTTCTATAATTGGATTTGTATTTTCTTGAATAAATTTAAATGATTTATCAAGAAACCAAGATAAAAAATCAGCAACTACTTTACCCATTTCATTAATTGTACCGTGATTATTTTTTGTAAGCCATGCAAGTAGTATACGGGATTTTTTTGGACCAAACCATTTATTTGGAATACCATTTGAAATAAAATCGGTGAGTTGAGTTCTAAATATTTTTTCGACTTGTTCAAACATTATATATGTATATAATGATGCATGAGGATCGATTTGATAAATTATAAAATGAATAAGACTTTGCTTTCTTTTTTGCTTATCACTTACTTTCTCTTTCATAGGGACTTCTCTTGTAATTACTTTTGGTTGAAGTAATTTTTCATAAGATTTTTGTGTAAATTGAGATGCATATTCATGTTTATATTTCCATAATCCACATCCAGAAGGTAACTTTGCATACAACTCAGGATCCATTATATTATTATGAATATTGATTATAAAAATAATCAAATTTTAAAGTTATTTATTATATATATATTCTTCTAATTTTAAATCATTTTCAATTGTATTCGTTTGAAAACTACCAATTTTTGCATATTTTTTTTTAAGTAATGAAAATTTCATGCTTGATGAAATTTTAGTAGTAGTTTTTTCTTCTGCTACTTCTACACAATTTTCAAGATCATTTTCTTCTGGCATTGGTGTATTTACTAAAGGCTCAATATCATCATCAATTTTTATATCTAGATTTAATATAATATCTGATGATATATTTTCTGGTTTGTCTTTAGAATCTTCACGTAATTTATTATTTAGTACATGACATAATGATTCATATTTTTTAAGTTCAGTTTGCGAACGTTTACAAAATTTAATATAGTGTTCCAATTCTGTAAGCAATTCTTCAGGTATCCAAGTTAAATTAATAAATAATCCATTATTATTACGAGTATATGTACATCCATGTGAGTGTATCATTTTAAATATTTCTTCCATTTCATTTTCACTTATGTTTTCAACAGCATCAACAAAATTTTTACAACGTTCATTATGTGACATTTATTATGTAATTATTAATAGTATAAATGTTTAATATCTTAAATAGATATTCTTATTCTTCATAATATATATCTGCACCATCTCCGCCTTCATCGTCGTAATCATCATCCTCTTCTTCGTCAAATTCTTCATCAACATCTTCAACTTCAATTTCATCTTCATCATCTACCACAACAGTCTTTACCTTATCTTCACCAGATTTGCGAATTGATCCATATTGAGCAGGCATATCATCATCACTTAATTCTTCATCTTTTAGATCATCTTCTTCAATAGAATCATCTTCACTCATATCTCCTTCATCTTCAATTTCACCAAGTGCATCTATTTCATTCACACTATCTACTTTATTTAATTTTTGACGTACACATCGGCCTATAATAGAAATTTTATTATCATTTAACTGAAATCTCTTGCCCATAATCATTACATTTATAATATCACCAATTTCCACACTATCAATATCAATCTCAGATAATATACCAGCTGCTTTTTTTGGAATAATAATATCAAGAATTGAAATTTTTTCATTATTAATAACCATCATTCCTTCAGCAAGAAGCCCTAATGTATTTTTATTTTTAACTTCTGCTTCAACAATAAGACCTTTTGGTGGATTACATACTTCACCTTTGCAAATCATATCAAAATGAATATGTCCATTGAAATGTTGTTTTACAAATTTACCAGAAGAACGTCTTACTATTTCAAGTGATCCAGGTTTAATATATCCATATCGTGTACAAATACCTTCCAATTTTGCTTGAAGTTTATCTTGAATTATGCTATTAAAATCATCTATTAAATCATTTGGTGTAAGTTCAATACTTGTTTTGAAACGAATTGGTAAAAACATCGAATAGTTGTTTTGTTTTATTACTTCTATAAAGATGCGTTCATTTTTTTAAGTAGATTATTAAATTACTCTTTTGGTTTCCATTCCGGATAAAGTAATAATGCGCCTTTTCTAAACATTTCAACTCCCAAAGTAAAACATATAGAACTTTTATTACTATTTTCTGTTTTTTTAATCTTAAATATTTCCAATAATTCATCTATTTCATTCCATTTTTTAGTTGAACATTCTGCACCTTTTCCTTGTTGAGGAGAACCTGCACTTATAATTTTTAATTCATTTCTCAATGGTTCATTCGAGTTTTTCTTATTACGTGGGAAAAGAATACCATGTATTGTTTTTGATGGTTTTTGATATTCATTCCTACCTGATTTAATCTGTCGTATTTCTAATTCTGTGGCATTTCTATATGCTTTTAATTTTGGATCATAAATTATAATTTCTAATTGATTTGTATTAAATATATTTATGTATCCACCATATTTAAATCCTTGTTGATAAATTATTCTGGGTAACTCAGCAGTTTTAATAAGAGCACCTGTTCTTGCGAGATATTCAGAAAATCTATCTATTACAGGAGTTCTTGTTTCAATACATCTTTTTGCAAGATATGGCCAACAATAAGAATCTAAATCAGTATATAGTTTATATGTAGCTACAAAAAAATCTTCAGAAGGATTATTTACTTTAGATAATAATGCTTCAATAGTACATTCTTGAACTTCTTCTTTTGGTTTTAATGCAATATCACTTAATGGTAATTTAATTTCAGTTTTTGTAATATATTCTTTTTCTGGTTCAATAAGAATACCATTAACATATGGATAAATTCTATAGTTGGGTATAATTAGAGATGGGTATAAAACATGTTGTATAGTTGATAATGCAATTGGATTAGATACATTTAATATTTTAATTAACTCATTTAATGGTATATAAGTTGGTTTATTCTTATCTAAATAATTTGTAATTTTTAAAATTAATGTTGGTAATATATTTTGATATACGTCACTTCGTAAACCTGTAGATGATGAGATATCTTCATTTATAGATTGTGAATTTATACATTGTGGCTTATCATCAACTAAATCTCCATATGAATATTGAAGACGTCTACCTTGTGATGTAGTCATTTCAGATATAAATTGAAAAATTTCTTTTGGATAATAATTTATATTTAACATAAGAGAACAGTCAAGGGCAGAATTCCGTATAACTTCTTCTGCTTTTTGCATTTCAAAGAGTTTACGTGCTGAAATTTTATAATCATATATATCTGCAGTATCATTTGTTTTTGTTGAACTTACAGTTGTATGCAAATATACAGTGACATTCCGTTTTTCCAAAGGAAGACCACTGTGTGAGCATGTACGAATTGTTCTTCCAATAACTTGTTCCAAACGATTCATATGATACCATGGATCAAGTACATGTATTTCACGTATATTTTTAAAATTAAGTCCTTCTGCAGCAATAGGTGTCATCAGAACTACTTTTATTTTTTGACCATTAATATTTGTATGACTATTTACTTTATCAAGAATATCATGAAATTTACTGCTTCCCATAACAGATATATCGCCAGATAATATTGCATATGTAGGATTTTGTATACCAGTAAATTTTATTCGTTGAAGAGCACGTATTTCGGGATCTTGCATTTGTTCAGTTGTCATTTGTAATAATGGTTGCACACTTGTTGCAGAAATATATCTTTGAAATCCCATATGTTCTAAAGCAATTGCACATGGTATAATACCAGCCCATACAAACTGTGAATAAATAACTACTATTCCTTCACTTGAACGTATAAAGTCACATATCCGTAATATTTTTGAAGCAATTTTACCAATACGATTTGGTGTTGGCAATAATGCTTTCTCACGTCCAGGAATATACTCAATACTTAATTGGTCTCTTTCGAATCTGCGAAAAAGTTTTTTAAATCCATCTTCTCCATGAGAATTATCTGGATATGTAATATTTGTAAGTTCAAGTAAAACTTGTAAATTTTTAATCTCTTTGCCATCAGCTTTCGTACTTTCATGTAAAATACCTTGTTGATTTATACCAAGAGGTGTTGGTACTAATCCATCACGAATATCTTTTGCCCATGGTTCTGTAATAAGTGGTATATTATTTACTGATGGTGAAAAACGTATAGGAAATGTAAATGGATTGCTTCCTTTAATATAACTAATATATTCATTTGAAAGTTCTTTTAGTAATTCAAATGATTGGGCATCTTGAATTGAATTTACTTTATATAATTTTTTAGTTTGAATATTTTTTAATGTAGTCACATTTGTTCGTTTATCATTTTTAATAAGAAGTGACAAGAGCCAAAAAATTTCATTTGGTTCATTATACATTGGTGTAGCACTTAATAATACGAGTCTGTTATTTTGTCCATTTTCAATAAGTTTTATTAAGGCTTCTGCTGCAGCTTTTTCAGTTTCATTTTGACGTAAATTATGAGCTTCATCAACAATAATTGTTTTATTTTGTAGCGATGCACCATTTTGTTTTTCAACATATTTCACTAATCCTTCATATGTTATAAATTGATAACGAGAATGAATGAGTGCATGAATTCGCTTTTTAATAATTGTACGGTCTTTTGTTCCATGCACTAATCTGCGATATGTATCACTGGTACATTGTGTTTTTAAAGATTCTTCTCCATAATCTAAGTAACGTGTATATGAAAATATTTGTTCTTCAAATGATGCTTGTAATGCAGCAGGTGAAATAACTAATATTCGCGGTGGTTCTTTTTGAGAATGGTCAAGTAATAATGACTCAGCTATGGTAATCGCTGAACAAGTTTTTCCTGATCCCAAACCATGAAAGAGAAGCAAACTTTTATATGGTGAACGACGTGATAAATAATGTTGTACAAAATGTTGATATAAAGTTTTTTCAAATCCAGAACAAGCATTTTTAACATATTCTTCAAATTCTTCTATTGAACGTATTGGTGAAAGAGGTTCTTTATAATATAATTTATATTCTGGTAAATTTGATAATCTTTTACCAAAATTTTCTTCACCATGTTCTGGGAAAATAAGCTGGAATGCAGATGAATCTGTTTTTGAAGTCATTACTTCACCCTATAAAAAGAACGTGTAAAAATTTTACTTGTTTTTCATTAAATGAAAATATATCTTTGCACAAGCTCGAACATCATTATCTGCTCGATGCATATCTCCTTCTGGAACATGGTTGAAACAACGTTCATATAATGCAGCTAATTTTGGCCACCTTTGACCCTGTAAGGTACCCATCTTCATCGTACAATGTTTTTCACATTTTACCCATTGCATAATTATATTTGTAATATAGTGATTCGTTGACGGCGATGTGTCAATTGTGCGGTATAATTCAGCAAGAATAATATCATTATCAAATGCTATATTATGTGCAACAATAATTGGATTATACTCAAGTAATGTATCTATTTTTTTATATATATCTTCCAATGGAAGACCTTCTTGTAATGCACGTTCTGTATTAATACCATGAATATTTACAACTATATCTGGTATAGTAAATCCATTTGGAATAACTATATGTGCTTCTTGTTGAATACATACATGCTCTGGATTAAAAAGTTCCCAAGCAATTTGAACAAGTCGAGCAGAATCCCAATATTTATATTGACTTGGCGGTGAACTACGTGATGATGGAAGACCAGTTGTTTCTGTATCTATTACGAGAATATATCGGTTTTTAATTGACGGAATGTCGTCGATAGAGGCTTCTGTGTATGATTTTCTTTTTTGCATTGTTTTTATTAAATCAACTATGTAGTATAGTCCTTAAACGACTATAGGTTCTTTTTGTTGCTGTTTTTCTAATATTTTAGAGTGTACTTCTTTAAATATTTGTTTACGTTCTATATTATGTTGACGTATATGTGTCATTGCTTCATCATATGTGAACCATTCTATTGATTTTACTTCGCGTGCTTGGCTAATATTTGTAGTATCTACAAGTATAGATTTTGGTCCATATGTTTCTATTTTACCTATATAATATACGTGCCTATAAAGTACAAAATTTGTACCAAAGAATACTTCTTCATATCTATTTAATTCAGGTATAAGAATAACCTCATTTGTTGCTAAACCAGTTTCTTCACTAAATTCCCTTAAAGCACAATGTACATCTTCTTCACGTATACGTCTACGGCCTTTTGGAAATCCCCATTCTGGTTCATTATGTGTAGATACTGAAGTTTGTATCAAAAATTGCATATTTATATACTTACTCTCATTATAAAATCCTTTTTTTAATGTTATAAATTTTGTTTTTGCTTGATTAAATTCTGCTGTATGACGCTGAATATTAGGTTGATACCAGACATGATTCCACAATTCTTCAAATTGTGTAGATAACATAATATCTCTTTCTCCATGTGTCATACCACTTAAAAGTTGCCGAATATATTCAATATTTTTTATATCATATTTTCCCCTAATAAATTCCATAAAAGATAAACTATCTTTTCTTTGAATCATTAGATATTCCAATTCTTTTGTAGTTGGATGTTCTCTATAACAAATAATACCAAAACTACTAATTGGATGTGGACAGTCTTTATATAAATGTCCAACGTGACCACAATTTCTACATGTGTGTGGTCGAGTAAGTATAACGTTCTCTATATTTGACGTTATACCAATGTTTAAATTTAAATTTTCCAACAGAAACTCGAATACATTTGAAGTTTGCATACATATATACCTATGCATAAAAAAAATACGTTTTCTTCTTAAATCATTTCTTGGTTTTAATAATAGGAGAGGACATATATAATGGGTATTCATCCAATAATATTTGGTCCATATGTATGGGGAGCAATACATTTAATTTGTTTAGGAGCTCCAGCTCACTTGAATGAAGAGCAAAAAACGCAGTATAAAAAATTTTTTACATTATTACCAAATATATTGCCATGTCGTAATTGTGGAGACCATCTTAAAGAAAATTTACATCATATTCCAATAGATGATTTTTTAGATTCTAATAAAGCCTTATTTATATGGTCTGTAAAATTACATAATATTGTAAATATGCAATTGCATAAACCACAAATGTGTGAAATTGATGCAGAAAAATTTTGGTCATCTGCACCACAATGTAGTCTAACTGCTCATAGTGGTCGCTCTTCATATACGTATAATTTTAAGGATAGTCTTTATTATGTACTTGCCATATTTATTGGAATTATTATTGGTATAATTTCAAATAAATTGTATAGAAAACAAAATTTAAAAAAATAAATAGTATTATTTTTATATTACATAGATGGCGTAGGCGAATTATTCATACTATTTCCTGAAGAGCGATTCATTAAATTATTGAGCCTTATATCATACCCTCCTGGAATTGGCTCTATAGTTTCTCCAATAGTAAATTCTTCTTTTAATTTTTGATTAATCATGTATTGATTTCTTAATCCTGGATCACTGAATGGGAGTAAATCTTCAGCAACGTCAACTGTTGCTGAAGAATTATAGAGAATATCTGGTGGATGTTGATGGGTTGGTGATTGATCAACCGCATCATTGAATGGATAATGTCCTGGATAATCTACAATTACATTATTTGCACCAGAACGACTCATATTATGGGCTGAGCCAAAAGTTTCTTGATTTAAAAAAAGCGATTGTATTGAAACAACAACAATAACAATGCTATAAATTATAATCATAATACTCATTAACCAAGCATATAATGAACACCACCAGCGTTTGTCATTGCTACCAGCTCCAGTAACTAAACAGGTTAATTGTAATAATGAAAATAATATACCTGGGATACTTAATAAACTTATTAATATAATAAAGATAAATTTTTGGGATAATGGCATTGCATGTGCACCAAAAACAATTGATAATGAAACAACAAGCACTGCAGTAATGATTGCCATTGCAGCATATCGTGATTGTGGGGAACCAACAAATATGGATGATACTGTCATATTACTACGAATCTACTAAATCGAAATATAAAAAAAATACATAAGATATGTTTTATGCAAGTGGTGCCCATCCATGACCGGAATTATCTCCTTGAAATGGATATGTATCTGGTAATTCAGTATTGTTGGTGATTACTTTACCACTTTGTGAATAACCATGAAAAGATTCATGTGGAAGTTGTTGAGGTTGTTGCTTATCGTAGAAATGTTCAGATCCGTTTGCAACATTTGCGGAACCTGAGTTATATGAGTATGAATTAACAGGTAAACTTCCTGTGGTATATTGGTTTTGTGCGTGTTGAGCAATTACGTTTGCAGTTTCCATTGATTCATCAAAATTTTCATTGGTAAAATGTTCTACATCGTTAGTTATATTTTTTCCGGTTACAACACTTAATACTGCAACTGCAATAAGTAATACTGAGTATACTATAAGTACGGCTGTTATTAACCATGCATATAATGAGCACCACCAGCGTTGATTTTTAAGACCAGCGCCTGTTTCTAAACAGGTAATTTGAAAGAGTGAATATAATACTCCTGGAATACTTACTACTACTAAAAGTAATATAGCTCCTATTTTTTGTCCAATTGGCATAGATTCTTTGCCAAAAAGAATAGAAATGCTAACACATACTATAGCAAGAATTATTGCAAACGCAGCATATTTTGATTGAGGGGCCCCAATAAAAACATTTTTAACATTCATTGATCTTATAGTATTCTATATTATTCATTATACATTTTTTTCATTGAAAGTACTTAAACATTATCACATTAAAAATTGATAAAGAAGCTTAAAATTATTTTTATAATAGAAAGTAATTATGGGAATTCCTCACTATTTTCATGTAATTACAAAAAATTATCCAGGAGTTATACATCTTACAAAACCTGTAGAGTGTAATCATTATTTTCTTGATTTTAATGGTCTTATTCATCATTCAGCTCATGAAATTATTAGAAATTATATAGCAACTCATGAAGAGCCATTTGATAAAGATCTTTTTGAAAAAAATATATTAGAAGATTGTTGGAAATATTTCAATTACTGCGTTGGGATATCTCAACCAACTTCAATGGTTCATATTTGCGTAGATGGGGTAGCACCTATTGCAAAAATGAATCAACAACGAAAACGCCGGTTTCTTTCGGTATTTCAAGCAAAACTCAAGAATGAACATCGTCTATGGGATACAAACGCAATTAGTCCTGGAACTCATTTTATGTCAAAATTAAAGGTTTTTTTAAGCGCAAAAATACGTGATACTCGTTCAAAATGTATATATTTTCTAAGTGGTGCAGACGATCCTGGTGAGGGCGAACATAAAATTATGGCACGCATTGCATCTCTTGGAACAGATGAAACTATATATATATACGGTCTTGATGCAGATCTAATTATGTTATCATTACTGTCTCATCATAAACACATATATCTTATGCGTGAACCACAGCATACTGGTGGTGAAATTACAATTCATAAAGATAATACTGAAGATGGATTTATTTATCTTGATATAGATGCATTACGGTCTGCACTTATTCAAGAATTGCATATGACATATAAATGGCCGTTATCTACAGAATGCAAAGAAGATGCTTTCTCAAATAATGCAAAAAATTGTATAGAAACATATGTTATTATGTGTTTCTTACTAGGGAATGATTTTCTTCCACATATTCCTTGTTTATCACTTAAAAAAAATGGACATAATCGTATCCTTGGAGCAGTAGCAGATGCATGGAAAATATATCAAAGTCCGTGTGTAGAGAATGGGGTAATACATACTGCTTTTCTTCTTCATGTTTTACAAACTTTAGAAAAAGATGAAACATCACTTACACTACAAATGAATGCAGAATATTTGAAAAAACAACCATATAGCAATAGAGAAGAAAATGCTGATCCTTCATTCTGCTATCCTCTTCAACAAAAATATAAAGACCTACTCGCAGAATCAATATATAAAATACCTTCTCATAATATTTCATCTCATTGGCGATCAATGTATTATAAACATATGTTTCACACGAAAACAACAAATGCTTTATCAAAAATAATTACAGATTCTTCGCGGCTATATTTAAATGGAATTTATTGGACATATGCATATTATAAACGTCTTCCTCGAGATGCAACATGGTATTATCCATTTGGATATTCTCCAACAATTCAAGATCTTGCAAATACACTTCAGGCAAACATTAATGATTGGGAAAAGCTTCTTTTACAATGGAAAGAAATAGGAACAACTCAAGGATTTGTAGATCCAATAGTACAACTCCTTTCAATATTACCATATGAAAGTAAAGATCTTTTCCCATATAATATACAAAAATTATTGACAGATCCTGCTTATGGATGTGCTCATTTATTTCCCCAATCATATCCAATTCAAACATATCTAAAAACAGATTTATGGGAATGTACACCAATATTACCTCATCTTGATATTCCACTCATTCAGGCTTGTATTAAAGAATTTGTTTAATATAAAGAAAAAGGAATTAAATATTATATATACCTTCAATGACAGAAAAAATTAAAATTGTAGCAAGTATAGCTACAATACCACCTAGAATTTTTAATGGAGATCTCAAAAAATGTATAGATTCTTTATTATCACAAACATATACACTTGATGTAATATATGTTGCTATGCCAAAAAAATATAAACGATTTGATGAACTTCCAGATTCATCTTTACCAACTTGGTTAACAACCGAAGAGCCGTATATTTCAAAAGTTAAATTATTACGTCCTGAAGAAGACTGTGGTTCTATTTCAAAATATTTATGTTTTGCTGAATATTTTAATTCATCATCATTTGGTTATGACCCATATATTTTTGTTGGTGATGATGACCAAGTATATAAATCAACATTAATCGAAAAAATGATAGATGCTATACCATACACCGAATATAATGGTGTAATACAAAATCGTTATGAAATAGTTCGTTTTGGTTCTGGTGGAATTATACATGGTTTTGTTGGATTACTTATTAGAGCATCTTGTTTGAAAAATTTACCTTCATTTCCTAAAAATCCATACTCATTTTTCATAGATGATCAAGTTATGAGTATTTATTGTACATATTATAATATTCCAATTATTCCATCAAAAATAGAAAATTATATAGATATATATGATGAATTAATGAATGGTCATGAAAAAGGGCAACATGCACCAGAAGCACTTCATATGATTGGAAACAGAGATTCGTTTGTAGCTCAACTTCAAAATTTTTATGGAATACAATATCAATATGGTGGAAAAATCAATATTCTTCAAAATTGTTTAAAAATATGTAAAATTATGAGTAATTTCTTTAATCAAAAATGTTATATTATAAATTTAGATAGATGTCCTGACAGATATACGTTTGCATTAAATAATATTACTGCTGCAGGATTTAGTTGTATCGAACGTTTTAAAGGTGTTGATGCAAAAACAGATGATTTTGAAAAAGAATGGGCAAGACATGGAAATCCAAAATTTAATAAAGATGATTATACTATGACCGGTCATCAAGGATGTATGTTATCTCATTTATCTTTATGGAAAATGATGGTTGAACAAAATATTGAATCAGCAATTGTTTTTGAAGATGATGTACGTTTTCATTCTCAATGGAAAGATATTGTATATAATTATATCGAACATACACCATCTAATTTTGATATTTTATATTTAGGATCACAATTAGATGTACAAACAACAAGTCCAATTACAATTGCTCCAGTATATTGTACTCATGCATATATGATTACATTAGAAGGTGCTAAAAAACTATATTCTTTAATACTGAATCAACCATCTGGTGTACATACAATTGATGTTATGCTTATTAAGATAATGTATTCATATTTACATAATCCTAAAAGTATTCCACCATTCATTTGGTATGTATGGAATGGAAGTATGATTTCTGATTCTAGTAAAGAAGATAATTACTTAGTTAAAAAAAGAAATACTGGTTTAGTTTTTCAAGATGATCAATTTGAAAGTGAAGCAGGTAAAAAATATAACTTGAATGATGAATATCGTCGTCAATATATTAATTAATATGTTGGACTATCTAAAGTAGCAGTTTGCATAAGACCTTTTATTCTATTTATTGGTTGAAAGCCTTTTAATGGAGACAGTGGTGTTCCTTGAACATTTATAATTGTTTCATTTTTAATATTTTCTACGTCATCGCCGTCATCTCCATCGTCGTCATCATCACTTCCATATTCTTTTCTACGTACACTGGTATCTTTATCTTTTTTTTTCATATGAGTTTTAATTTTATCTAAAACTTCATCATTTTTATGTGAAACACTTGCAGCATTTTCATCATCAAATTCAAGTGGTGGTGCTTGATATATTATTGCTTGATATCTACTGAAACAGTCTCGTAAAAATGTAATACCATTTGCGTCTCTATTTTCAATTGGTATTGATAATTCACATTTAATATCATCTGCTAATTTTTTAAGACCTGTTGATACAGTTAGTGAACGTGAAACAATATCTGCAATTTTAATATAAGATTCATATGTTTGAATCATTGCAATACATACATTAATAAGACCAACAACTATACTCACATATTTTTGTAACTCATTCGGGAAACTTTGTGTACCAAAAGATGCTACACCAGAGAATGATGATAAAACAATAGCTGGAAGACGTAAGCGAGATTGTGTTTTATGAGAAACACGGTATAATATCATATATGTTTCAGAGAGTTCATTACATACTTTACATAAATTTTTAAGAAATTTCTCTTCTTTATCGTACCATATAAATACAACCTGTTGTATTCTGTCATCTCCCATTAGATAAACCAATGATTAATCTTATACTAAGTATATAAAAATAATAAAGTGTTTTTTTAAGAATACATGAAAGTACCTAAAACAATTGATGGTTATTTAAAATTAATTACAAAAAATTATCCAAAAATAAACGCACTTGGGGATTATTCTATATCTACATCAAAAACATCCAGTGATATCACAAAATTTTTAGAAAAAGAATTTACAAATTCAAAATTTACACTTGATAAAAGTATTATACATCCATTTATTCATTCAATATCTTCAAATCATACTATCCTTCGATATGGTCAAATTACATTACATTGTGTTGGACCAGTTGAAAATATACCACCTTCACTGTTTTTATTACGGATTGTTAAACGTTGTTTATGTATATTAAAAATATTTAGTATTGAAAAATCATATACATTATGGTTAATTCCAATCCATTATCCTCGTTTTTTTCCAACAAATACAATAGTTCAACCAGAAAATATTAATGGAGGATATACATATATGAATGGTACAACTATATTTGTATATAGATTTGAAGAATGCGCAAAAGTATTTTTACATGAAATATTACATCATTCACCCTTTGATACTCATTTTAAATGGACACATCAACAAATTAATCGTATTAAAGGATTATGCTCAATTCATAATGATGTATTATTAAATGTGAATGAAGCAATTATTGAATTTTGGGCTGTATTTTTTGAAACTTGCTTTGTTTCATTTGAATATGAATTACCAATTAAAATGCTTATTAAGAAAGAACAAGATTGGTCACGAAGTCAATCTCAAAAATTACTCTATCATCAAAAAACTTATTTTCAAGATGCTCAATGGAAAGAAACAACAAACTCATATTGTTATATAATTTTAAAATCAATACTTTTACTAAATTACGGTAATTTTATACAAATACCACTCCCTTACTCAACGACATCACTGTGTGATTTTATAATTGATAATTCATCAATTATTTTAAAAAAATCAATTAAAAAAATAAAAGATAAATCATCAATGAGAATGACTTTATTTGGAGATATATAAATTAACTACGTACATATGTTTGATAAGCTTGACCAGGAGATTTAGTATTTATATTTTGTTTTAACCAACATTGAGATTGATTATTTGGATTTGCACCTTTACTCCAAGAAAATCCAACACAATTTTGGTTTGAATCACAAACAGTACTACATTCTTTCACTGTACCTGTCATTGGTTGATTTGGAAGGTCAGTGCCATTCGCTGTCCATGTTACGAAATCTTGTGGTGTATATGTTCCAGGAGGTTTTTGTTGTGGAGGTGTAGCACGTTGCCATATATTATTGCCACCCCAATTTATGTAATTTGAATTAATTACAGTACCTATATATGTTTTATCATCTGGAAATGTAACACTCCATTGATTCACACCACTATGTCTTCCAGTAGCATTTGGTCTTCCGATACCAGGGGCCCATACCCAAGTAAGACTGTTTCTATCACTGCTATATGTAAAAGAACCATACGTTCCCCAAGGTCCAGAAATATCATATTCAGAATTTTCAAATTCTAAAATATAGATTGCCCAAGCTTGATTTCCAGTAGAAAATCTATTTCTAAAGTCAGAATTTGGTGAATTTGGTGCAACCCAATTCCATGGAACTCCTCCTGTTGGTCCACAATCTCTAAATCCACCAATTTTAGCTCCTGAATCATCATAGTTACAGAATGCCCAAGGATTTGTATTACTTTGCACATCATTCAATGTACTAAACATATTAAAATCTTTTCCTATTAAATTATTTGCACTTCCCCAAACATTTATCATATTTTGATACATTGAGAAATTAGCAGATATTGGTGAAATACGTTTATAATATATTGTTTCCCATGTTTGTCCATCGAATTTTTTACGTAATAATATTTGAGGTCCATTTATAAATTTAGAATTAAACATTGCTTCACCAATATCATAATTATTAATACCTTGTGCACCTTGGCCACGAGAATATGCAAGTGTCCATTTTGTTGGTCCTTGATTTTTAATATATGTTTGACGATGTGTATTAGGATATTTATTTACCATAGTAAAATCACCGCCTGGAACTGATGGACCACCTTTAACCCAACATTGATTTCCATCATTTGTGGCTACAGTAAATGCAAGTGAACCAGGAGTATTATGAGCATATGTTGCACATTGTTGTGGATCGGAAGTATTATAATATCCAAGATCATAATTGGGGAAATCCATATTTGCATTTAATGTATAGTCACCTAAATAGTTAGGTGGTGGAGGTGGAGGTGGAGGTGGAGGTGGCAATGCAGTTCCAGCACACCATACTGCTTGATTATTTTTATCATATATACATAAATTACGGTCATTTTGCATTGTAAGACGATATGGAGCATTTTGTTGCAGTAATGGATAATGTTTTCCACCAACAGAATATCCACATGAATCCCACATTGGTTGACCCCCTTTTGTATATTCTACTAAATTACCATCACTTTGCATAATAACGAATCCTGGTTGAGAAGAACGAGAACCATTATTTATTCTTGCAATAAGTTGATTATTATTATTTGCATAAATTGCTAAAATTTTTGATGTATAACGCAATGTCCACCTTCCATCAGAACTTGTTATAGACATTCCATCTAATAATTTACGATTATTTGTAACAGTATCTTTACTAAATCCTGCGATTGTATTTGCTTTTCCAACATATGTTTGACGTCCTGTTGTTGGATATGGTGTAGTATTTGTTATTTCACCTTTTACCCAACATTGTTGGCTACCATCAGTGGCCACAGTGAAACCTTTTGCGTAATTTGTTTCATTTGCATGTGATGCACATACTTGTGCATCAGATGTTGGATACCATACAATATCATTTCCTCCATAATCAGTATTTACCTTTGTATCATATCCTGGTATTGCAATTGCAGGATTTGGTAATTTATGATTTGTTGAATAAATCTGTTGTGTCCATGTTCCACCTAATTTATCAGTCTTTACGGGAGGATGATAGCAATTTGCTGTTCCCAAAGAATTATATGGGATTGTTTGTGTACTACTACCTAACCAGCATTCTCCACCATACTGCAAACCAAATGAATCATACCCACCTTTTTCAGCTTGTGTAGCACATTCTAATGGATTACCAACATTATTACCACGATTAGGTAATCTTCTTGTAGGATTATCATAGAAACAACCCATTGGTTGCCATTTTTCTAATTGAGCTTCAGCTGCTATAAATTGATTTACAGCTTCTAATGCTGACTCATCTTGTGCTATATATGCTGCTTGCATATTTGTGAGAGTTGCGTATAATGCATTAAGAGTTGATACGTCTATATTTATTGGTGTATATTGTGTGAGGTCACCAATATGTACATATATATTTCCATCATTTGATATTGAATTCCATGGTATAGTTGTTAATTGTTTACCGATTAAATTTTGTTTAATACTATTTGCATAATTTTCTGCAATATCTATTTTAATACGAATAATTGTTTGCTGTAGTAATATATTTAATACAATTGCATCATAATTTGCTTTAACTGCAGCTTAAGCATTATTTGCATTAACTAAATCATTTACAGCTTGTTGTATAGTTTCAGATGCTGAAACAGAATCTACAGAAATTGTTTTTTTTGCTGCATCAACAGTAGCTTGTAATTTATCAATATTACTAATTAAGCCAGTATTTGTTAATCCTCCAGTTGCACTAATACCTAAAGCAGTTTGTAAATTTTGTAGTTGACTTGTTAAATCATTTAAACTTAATGAATATAATGCATTCACAGCATTTAATTCTTTGATTACAACTCCTGCAGCCGTTTGTGCTGCAAGTGCAGTTTCATCTGCAACTGGTGATATTTGTTTTGCATAAATACCAATATCAGTTAGAGAAAATCCTTGAGCATCTTTTAAACCTACATAATTATATGATGACGAACCAATAATGCGCCCACTTTTTTCAAATGGTACTGCTAATGAACGCTGTACACAAATATCATTCTTAAAATTATAAACTGCTGAACCAGGAAATATTTGTGGAATTATAAAAATTGGAGATGATGATTGATTAATATAAAATAATTTATTATAAACTATTTGCATTTGATTATCATTAAATATATCCATACGATGTGTACTTGAATTATATTTGCATGCACCAAAATTTCTAATGGTATTTGTATTATCTACTCTAAAAACTAAAAATGTTTTATCTGATGGCATTAAATTATCAACATTTATAACATTATTTGGTCCACATATAACTGCATTTAAATTTAATCCTTGGTTTGTATTTGCATCTTGTGATGCATCATTTGGATCGGCTACATTTAAATTTTTAAATTGAATACGAGAATAAGCATCATTATCTGAAAATAATGGAACAGCTTTTGAGGTTGCAATAGCTCCACCTGTATCTGTTGTATATTTATTTGCAATTCCAGCAGCATTTACATCTTTAACTTGTTGTGGTGAATCACTAGAAACAGATAATGGATAATAACAAAATGCCCAATTTTGAATATCAGCGGGATTTGTTACTGAAGCAGCATTTTTAATTGGTACTGGTTCATTTCCAATAGTTTTTGTAGGTGCTGCCCAATTTAATAAATTAACTTTACATGCACCACCAGGTAATTTTGGTTTATATACATTATAATAATTAATAATATTATTCAATTCATTTGTTTCGTCTGAAGATAAGGTCCCTTTATTTTGTAAATATATTTGACGTTCTTGCATTGCATTTACTGGATGATCAAAAAATCCTTCGTCACAAAGAGTTCGTAATTTTTCATCATCTGCAGTATCATTACTATTTGAAACATTGTAAACAGCACATGGTTGAATATTTATTGAACTATTATTTGTATTAAAATCCTGATTAACAAACATAGATGCATCTACTTCTCCTGTTAATGGTATTGGACTTATTGTTGCAACATCATTTGATACTACTGTAGTTGTTGGGTTTAAAGATGTTGAAGAATCTGACGAAACAAATTTTTCAACGGTATATTTTTGGTAAAATAATACTACAAGTAATAGAACTAAGATAACACTAAAAATATACCCTATATATTCTTGGTTTTTACTCATTAATAAACTCTACTATTAGACAAGAAAAATGAGTAAGCAAAATAAAGTTTAACAATTATCCATTATTTAAAGCTGTTCTATTATTCAAGACATAATAATGCCTATCGATGATATTGATTATTTAAAAAAAAATAGTATTAAAAAATCTTTTCAGTTCTTAATTGATAGTAAAGATAGAGACCATATTGCATATCCAGAACCTTCATCATATACAATAACTCTTGATTCTCCATTTTATAATGTTGCTGGTTTCCAATTAATTGATGCATCGATTCCTAGAACTATGTACAATATTGATGTAACGAATAATACTATTTCATATTATATTTATGACCCAATGAACACTGATATTACACAAGTACATACATCAAATTATATTACAAATACTATACAAATTGGTGATTATAGTATTCAAACATTAATTACTGCATTGAATGGCCCAGTTTATGATAATTATAATAATATGCTACTTCAACAAGTTTTAGGAGCAACTCTATATGATGGAAGCCCTGTACAAATTACTGCTGTACCAGTGACATCTCCGGCTGAATTACAAAATGTTATACAATTTACATGTGAATATGCTTTTGCATTTGATATGAAAAAATCAACTATAGCAGAAACAATTGGGTTTGAAGTATATGCGCAAAATTCTGAAATATTATCACCATATCCAAGATATAAAAGTTTCCAATGTGCTCCTTTAGCAGAAGTAAATAATCAATTATTTAATAGTATTTATATCAAAAGCACTGGCCAATATCAATTAACTGCGCCAGGTATATATTCACTTTATGGTGATAGGTCAATTATTGTGCGATGTCCTGAAATAGAAACTCATGATTTTGGTTCACTTGCATTTGGAAAACATTGTCTTGGTGTTGCAAAAATTCGACTCGGTGTAATTGGTTATAGTGATAATAGTACAGTCACTACTATTCCATTACGTGAATTTCATCCAATTGGAAAAGTACCAAAATTATCTTTTCGTTTTGAAAGAATTGATGGATCTTTATATAATTTTCGAGGTGTTAATCATATTATGACATTTGCAATATATTATTACGAACCAATACAAAAAATACAATTTACACAATCAATATTAAACCCTGAATATAATCCCAATTTTATTGAATATTTTCATCGTTCAATTGAAGAAGAAGACGAAGATTCAGATGATCAAGCTGAAGATTATAATCAAGACAATCCTATAAATTATCAAATTGTAGAATCAAGACATTTACCTGAATCTATACAAAAATTAGATGATGAAGCTAAATTCCGTTTTAATCTTGGGGATTCAACTGATTCATAAATATCTTTAGGTCCTTTCTGGATGGTAAATACTCTTGTGTAAGTTCATTATATGATATCATTTCTTTTTTGCTTATCTCTTTCAATAAGACTTTATTTTGTTCACGAATAATTTTATAAATTATTTCATAATATGTTTGAGGCCAGTCCATTATATGTTCAATACAGTCATCTATAAATAATACAAATCATTTTTTAAAAGTTTTATTAAATAAAAAAAATATATATATATTTTAAATTATATAAAAATCCTATAAGATAAAAGAATATAAAAGAATAATAATAGTATACTATAATAGTATACATAAGAATACCTGGAATAATATGATTCATAAATGTCCCAAGTGTGCATATATGTCTATGTTAAAAGCTAATTTAACACGACATTGTATAAGAATCCATGCATTGTATGAAAATGACGGAATAGAAAATGGAGAAAACTTTGCAATAGTGGAAGGAAATATTGCTAATATGGGAGAAAACTTTGCAAAATCCGGAGAAAACTTTGCAAAATCTGGAGAAAATATTGCATCAAAAACTACATCATTTCAGTGTGAGAAATGTACAAAAGTTTTAGCAAATAATAAAAGTTTAAAATATCATATAAATATATGTAAAGGAGTTAAAAATCCATTAGAATGTCACGTATGTCATAAGCATTTTAATACATCATCTGCTAAAAGTAAACATCTTAAGAAATGTATCAGTATACCTATTGAAGAAATACCTGAACCACAACCTATTCAATATAAGAAAAAACAAATACCTCAAAGTGTACGTATTGCAGTATGGGACAAATATATTGGTAGAGCCGTAGGAGAAACTAATTGTACGGTGTGTAATACAACTAAAATTTCACAATTTAATTTTCATTGTGGTCATGTAATTGCTGAAAAAAATGGTGGAGATATATGTATAGAAAATCTAAAACCAATATGTAAATCATGTAATTCATCAATGAAAACAATGAATTTAGATGAATATAAACAACAATATTTTAAATGAAAGGAATATAAAAGAATAATTATATATACATATATAATATAGGGTGGAATATCTGGAATAAATGATCCATAAATGTTCCAAGTGCAATTATTTAACTACACTTAAATCAAATTTAACACGCCATATCATAAGAATTCATCCGGTTGATAAACTACCTGCAGAAAATATTGCAAAAATGGAAGAAAATATTGCAGAAATGGAAGAAAATATTGCAGAAATGGAAGAAAATATTGCAAACCCTGGAGAAAATATTGCAACTCACAAAAATAGTCAATGTGAACGATGTACTAAGATATTATCATGTAAAAAAACATTGATGAGTCATATCAAGATATGTAAAGGAGTTAAAAATCCATTAGAATGTCATAACTGTAATATTGTATTTTTAAATCCTTCAGCTAAATCGCGTCATCTTAAAAAATGTACAGAATCAACTGCATTGGTAGTATCATCTGAACCATCTGTTATAAATACTACTATAGATAACTCTCAAACTGCTGACACTATCAATAATAATATTACAAATAACAACACTATAACTAATAATATAACAAACAATATAATACTCTATAATGATACAAATATAGAATTACAAGATAATCATATTACAAAGAAAGACTTGAAACGTATATTTAATGGTGCAACCACACAAACAGTACAAGCTATAATGCAATATGCTCAAAAATTACTTGAAAATATAGATAATCGCTGTATTCAAAAGAAACATTTAACAAATAGTTATTGTAAAGTACATACAGGGAATGGTATATGGGAAACTCGACCAGATACGGCAGTTATAGACCGTTTTTCCCAAGATGTAGCTATAAGTGCAAACGATAAACTCTATGTTCATCCAACAATCGGCAAAGATAACTTGCGAAAAGAAATAACCGGTCTTGCATCAGAACCAGATGATGTTCACTCGTCTGCTCTTCATGTTCGACGAGAAATGAAAGCGCTTATATATGATGTATCAAAAACAAAATCATTATAAAAAAAAGCAGACTTAAAGAAATATAAATAATACTTTATAAACTATAGAAAACACATATGTCCTTACAATGTGTTTTATTAGAAACACCTTCATCTGGAAGTGAAAGCAGCGTTATATATGAAAAATACGCAAAAGCGTGCTTACGTGATTCTTTATTGCGAAATGAAGCACCATTATCAGCTTATTTATTATATAAGCAACCTGGAATTATAAGTGAAGATTCATCAATTGAAAAAATTCGTAGTATAGAAGCAGAATTATCATGGAGTAAATTTTGTAATAAATTAGTAGTATATAATGATTATGGAATAACCAGTGATATGAGAAAAAGTATAGAAAATGCTTTAAAAGAAAAGGATCATATCGTTGAGTATAGGTCTTTAGGGGATCCTTTTTTTAAACCATCGCGTATTCGATAAATTAATATCCATTTGCGTGGGCGTATGTATTCCCTGTAAATCCTTCCAGAAGATTGTCGTCTTTATTTTTAATAATTGCTTGATGAGATAGTTTTTTTTTAGGAGCTCGTGATACAGGTGGACCTTCTGGTAAATCATCTACCATTTTAAGAAATTTTTCAACAGTTGCTTCTGTTAAAACTCCAGATTCAATTAGCTCAACAATTTTATCATCACTTATACGTTCTTCTAAGAAAGCATCGAATAATTGTTTTTCTTTAGGAGATAATTCTGAAGGTTGCGGTGGTACAGATGTACTATTCAATTTAGGAAATGATTGTGTTAAAGCATGTGGATTTGTGTTTGGATTTGTTACTAATTCAATTGGTGAAGGTCCGGGTGATGATGCATATATATTTGTAGGCATTGATGCAGGTCCACTTAGAGATATATTTTGTGGTTGAGCAGATTTTGGAACAGTATCTGCTATAATCTTATTTACTCTTGCAATTTCTGCAGGTGATGAAACAACTTCAGATGGTTTTTCATTAATAATATCCGAATCCTCTGGAATAGAACTTGGTATAGAATTATTTAAAAATGTAGCTGTACCAGATATTTTTGTAACCTCTGAATCAAAGGTTTCTTTGAATGTGTAATATTTATAAAATACATATACACAAATGATAAGTAGTAATAATAGTAATAAACTATTAATTAAATGAATCAATAGTTTATTTTGTTTCATTTTAACGCTACTCTATTGTAAAAGTATATTATTTCTCTGCACGTAAAACTCGCTGTCTACGTAAACTAATTAGTCCATGATAAGGGCCATAGCATTTTTCAATTAATTGTTGAAAAATTTTCTTACGACTTCCAATCATATTTTGTTGAATAATACTTAGAATATTTACCAAACATTCAAGTGAATGATTTTCATTTTCAAAATGATTATAAGTTGATAGAACCATTGATAAATACATTCTTATAATAGTATGTATTGAAGCAATCTTAATATTTTTATATTCAACAAATGTCATACATATTTGTGCATTATATATTTCAATACATGGATGAGTTTTATATTTTATAATTATATGTTCTGGAATAAATTCATCTGCTTTATAAACTTCTGATATTGAAAATGATGGCATGTTTAAATGTTTAACAATAGAATGAGCCATATCAAGAATATTCGTTTGTGCTATAATTTGTACTGGTGCAATTTTAGAATTTGGTGGCAAATAAATTTTACCAGATTGATTTTTAATATATAATTGAATTTCATTAATACCAAAGAGTACAACATTTTTATCAGAAATGTATGTATATATATTTTTAACAACTTCTTCTGGAATAAAATGAAATTTTGTAAATGAATCATCTGATATTTGTGATGATAACGATGTATTTGTACATTCTTTTGGTGGGTAATATTTATAGAAAGTAATCAATCTATTAAAGACTTTGCTCCATCGTCGAGCATCATGAGATTGCGACATCATCATATGTAAACTTAATCGTAAAAATTGTGGATTAACAACTCGTATATCTGAATCACCTATAACAGAGTTTTCATATAAACGTTTAAAAGCGCGCTTAGATATAGTTGTTACATCAAATACTTGTACAGAATCAACAAAGACTTTATATGTACCAATATGTAATGCATCACTTGAATTCGTAGTAAGTTTATTATATCCTTTTTTAATAAAATATTTTACAATATCTTGGGATTGTTTTTTCCCATTTGTTGAAAATATATCAATATCCGGGAGACTATCAGCTGCATATATTTTATCTTTTTTTGGAAGTAAGTCATTGATTGCCATACCACCATAGAGAAGAATTTTTTTATTTTTAATATATTTTATAGCTTCATCAAATATATTTTTGTATTTTACATATTCTTCATGTTCTTCTTCTTTTTCGATATCTTTTGCAATTTGGTCAATTTTTTTTAATTGAAGAGATAATCCTGACATATTTCCAGCCCCTGATATAATACATCAAAAAAATGTATATGAATGTATAGGAGTAATAAATGGACGGAACAGATCTATCTATTGCATATGGAAGTGCATATCAAGATACAGGCTTTTCAAGTTCTTCATATTCAAATAAAAGTATGAATAGACAAAATGATGTTGATATGGAAAGAGAACAAACTAAAGGACGCACAATAGATTTACCACTACCAAAAATGAGTTCAACACCCTTAGAAAATCCCGCCTATAAAATTCCACAAGATATGTATGCAAGTCAAGGAAATGACCAAATTGAAGAAAAAAAACCAAGATATGCTGCACGTAGTGAACATAAAAGTTTTTGGGATAGAATTGGAGATAAGAAAGTTGAAGTACTTAAAGTATTCTTATTATCATTAGTTATTGTTTTAGGTATTTCAATAGATCATTTCTCCAAACACTATCTTGAAAAATATATTTCAACTGCATTCTTAACTGAAACCCAAGAAGTATTAGTTCGTTTAAGTTACCCTCTAATAATTCTTTTATTTATTTGGATTATGAAAGCAATGTAATTGCATTGTAAAGCATAATTGCATATATAATTCTATGATTTTTCTACTGTCCATTATAGAGGAGATGGCATCATCAAATGAAAAAAACGATATAAAGCTCGATCCTGCGGTTATAGAAAGTATTTTAGAACAAGCAAGAATTGATGCTGACAATGAAGCTGAAGAACGAAGAAATAAAGCATATATTGGAGGAGAAGGAGACCCACTTCAAGAAGAACTTGCAGATGAAGCAAAAAAAAAAGCTGAAGACGCGGAAAAACAAGCAATTGAGGAAAGAAATACTCAATCGGTATTTATGTTTTTAACATTTCTATCCGCAACTTTTAATAAAATTTATGCAGCTTTTCAAAATTCATCAAAAACAGCTTCAATATGTACTGTAGTAAGTTTTCTTATAATAATCGGTTCGATGATACTCGCTCTTATATATTTAATAAAATTACTTGAACAAACATCTAATGAGGAACTTATATCAAATCCATTAAATCGTGAAGCAGTTGACTATACAATTTCTAAATCAATACATTTTTTTGGAAGTGATTACAAATACCAACTCTTTTTAATTCTTCCAGTATTATCTTTAATATTTGCAATTATTGCATTAACTAAACCAGCAGTAGGTATCATTCGTGGTCTTGCTTTTGCTTGTCTATTTCAATCTATTATAGCATTACTTGTAAATATATCTATATATAACTATGCATATCGTTCACTTCATCTCGTAAATGACCGCATTACAAGTTTGAATAATTTTATACATAATAAAATGTATAAAAACGCAAAGTTTTTATCTTCATTAAAAAATATACCAGCAAATTCATTGCTTGTCTTAAATGTTGTTAAAGCTGCAATAACAAATATTGAAAAAGACGTTACTGGTGATGGATTGACACAAGCATTTTTTACATTAAATTTATATTTCCATATTCAAAAAATTGGACACCGAAATATTAATATTGCAGATGCAATAACAATTTTTGATATACATAATATCTTAGCTGGTTCTTCATTGAAAGATAAATTAAATATTGCAAATAAAATGTCACAACTATCATGGTCTCCTGCAGATTATTTCTTTAGAAAAACAACATACGTAGAAGATTATTCAAATACAATAAAACAAATGTATATAAGTGCTGGAGGTTCTTTAAAAGTTGCTAATATTGCGATGATTCGTGTAGCAATGTGGATAGAAGAATTAAATAATCGAGCAAATACATTATCGCCTGAAGATTCAATGGGTCGATTTTTACCAATGGCAATAACAATATTAATTATACAAACTGTACCATTATTATTATTAATATATATATTTCAAAAACAATCAATTAGAAAGGGAATAAGTAGATTTATGAATCTTAAATCCGGTACTAATGAATGATAGAATATTTCTATTCTATAAGAGATAGGATAGGAATGACTAAACATCATTCAAAAAAATATAAAAAAGGAGGAGTAGAAAAACAATTAGCGCTTGGGTTACCGGTGCAAAAAAATGCAACTATGACAGTACCATTTACGGATGCATCCACATCAGTTATACAACAGCCAGCAGCTGGTTTAAAAATGCCACAGGGTATGAATGAAGCATTTATAACAATGTATACATTGATTGCTGCATTATGTGCTGCATTGTTTGGAATGCTTTTTATAATTGGATGGACAGATATTTTTGAATATATATATAATGAATCGAGCCAAACTTTTGGAATGATAAAAGACCCAAATTTATTTATTAAAGATACTACTGATTATGATGCAATGCTATATATTACAACAAATACTACAGCAGATGAACCATATCATGTCTTTTTAGAAGAAAGTGTTATTTCATATATTTATAAATTTATTGGAATGTTTATTATATTATTTGCAGTTCAATATGGATTATTCTTTACATTTATGTTGTATTCTAAAATAAGGCAATTACCATTTAATGATACTGTGAAACCACCAATGATAGTTATAATTTCAATAATGATGTCTTTAGTTGGTGCAACAATATTAAGTTCAATTTACAAACTGTATTTCATAAATAAGACTCAAAGTTCATTAAAAGATATGAGAAAACAAATGCGTGATACAAAACTCTTTTTATATAAAAATATGACACATAATGTAGATTTCTTAAATGCACTTCTAACAAACGATTTAGTCGCTTTATTATCAATATTAACAAATGAAATAAATAAAAATAACCGTAATACTGCAAGCTGTTCATCACCTACTGCAAATTGCGATATTGAAGTGGAAAAAATGGTTTTTACGATTTCATTATATTCATATTTAAATCACCAAGTACCTGAGTCAGATGTGAATTATGATACTATTCGGTCAATATTTACAGTAAATAATATACAACATGCTAAGATAGACCCGACCAACTATTTTTATTACAAACAACCTCTTTATATTCCAAATATGTTCTCTACATTACAAAATTCAAATGGTATACCATTATTTACAAATGCAGAACGTGAATTAATATTTTTAAATAAACTTACAACATTATTCCAAACTGCTAATAAAAAATTAGCCCGATTACAAACAATTATGAAAGGTAAACATACATTACTAAAATATATTATATTATTTGCTATAGCTACATCAGTTATAATATGTGTATTTATTGTATTGTATTACAATGATATTAAAACTTTATTAAGTTCATTATATTCAAAAATACCTTCACTAACTAAAAAAACATAATAAAATACGTACTTATTATAGGTTCTTTTTATGAAAAAACAAAAAAATAGTTTACAATACGGAGGAGAAATAAATAGTACTACTATCGTAAAAATTACAGTATGTCTATATGCAATAATATATTTTAAAGGATTATATCTACTTTCTCAATATGTGCAAAATATACAAGCAATTATTATACAAGGAATAAATAGTGAAAGTTTATGTAAAAGTCCATATGAGAATGAAACACTACGATATGCACTATTTATGTATACTAAGAATAGTAAAGAATCATTATCTAAGTTGAAAAAAACATATGTACCATATTATACCAGTCTTATTATATTAACTAGCTTAATACTTATTGCAAATGTACTTATCTTTTTTTGTAAAATAAATTATAACAGTTTTAGTGATATACATTTATCGTCGTCATTTATCTTACCAATTATATGCATTATAATATTATCTGGTAATCAATATGTTATAAATTCACGTTTACCCTTATTAAATGATATAGAATCAATAAAAGATTACACTAAAAATATAAGTTTATTAAAAGAAACAATTTTTACTCCTGCAAATTTAGGTCAAATATCTAAATCATATACTATAACTGAGATAGCAGCGTATATATCAAAAGATGCTACTACAAATGCTACACATACAGTACAGATTGCAAATGCTAATAGTGCAACACCAGAACAAATTAATGAAGCAGTATTCGCAGCAGCTGATCCAGCACAAGTAAATGCTGCTGCTGCAGCATGTTTTAGTCCTGATGCTTCACGTGAAACAATTGAAACATCAATTAATGCAATTACTGGTAAAACATCAGCTAATGAAGATCTTTTAAATGCAGCAGTTGAAAAATGCAAATTAGTAGGTATTAATGTTATTAATCCATCTTTAGTAGAACTTGAAAAAAATATATTAAGACGTATACTGCATACATCTCGTACTTCAAATATAGTTACTACCGATGATGCTTTAGCATATTATAATACTCTTCGTCAAACAGATAATGGTATTAATGAAATAATTGGATATATTGATTTTACAAAAAATTCCGAAGATTATATATTAATACATACAGCTATTACTGGTGTATCACCGTTAATAGCCTCAACAGTAGAACCTTCACCATCAAAGGTTCAATCATCTACATCATCATCCTCATTAACAGTATTAGATTTAGGTTTACAAAAATCTGCAGTATTATTGGCATTGGAAAAATTATCTGCAATATCTTATGATAATCCAAAAGACGATATCGAAAAATATATAAATAGTGGGAACACTTTAGGTGATTGGAAAGTAGTATCAATAATATTAATTATAATAGCTTCCATCATTAATAGTTTAAATCTCTTTGTAAAATTTTGTGGTGAAATAAAATATGGTTTAGAAATTATTATATTAGCATCAGTAGCTCTCGCATTAATACTTATTTTAGCTAAATGTAAAATAACACATTGGATACTATTTACATATATATGTAGTTTATATATATTTTTCCATTTTCTTTATACAGTGTATGGAGCGAAATCAGTAATAATCATATATTTTACATTATTAATATGTGGAGCAATATTTATATCGTATACTTCAAGAATTTAATAAAATGAAAATATTTCTACACTATAAGGATGGACATTGACACAAATACATTTGCAGTAACTCAAAAATTTGGGTTATTTATAATAACTTGCTTAGTTATTAGTGGTATAGCATACAATACTCGGTCAGCATCTTGGATAGATTTTGCAACAAAATATGCAACACGTAATAAAGCTGAATGTGGAAACGAATATTTAATAATTGATACTCCAACATATCAAGCATATGAAATTATCGCAGAATCAAAAAAAATAGTTCCTTTTGTTACAAGATCATATCAACTTACACATACAGCGTTCCATATAACACTCTTTTATATTAGTTTATTACTACTATTTGATTATTTTAGTATATACAATAAAATTAATACTGATTCTTTACATAAAAACCAACAGCAAGCCATTTTAGCTTATATGATATTAATAGGTGTTGCAGCAATTATATATCCATTATCAAGTATAAAAATGTTAAATAAAATAATTAATGATATTCATACTGCGAATATATCTGATGCAAATATTATTAATAATAATAAACAAACATTCTATAAATTATATTTACCATCACTGATGTATTTTATACCATTAATAATTTTATTTATATTACGTTGTACATTACCTGAATCGAGTGTTGATACTATTAAATTCTCAAAATATATATTATATATAGTATTTTATATAACTATTCTACTCATTTTATTTAATTTAGATACAGGTATAGTAAATCTTATATATCAAGTATATAATTCATATTCACCATTTATAACAGACTCAAATAATGGCTTAGAAACAATTATTGAAAAACTGCTCATTGACTCAACTGGTGCAGCAGTGATAACTGACCCACCACCACCAGCACCATACACAACATATCAAAATAAATTAAAACATTATTTGATGCAAAATATCAAATCACATGAAATTGTTGACGGAGATGCTTTTATATTACATGATTATAAAGGAAAATATTGGAAATATTTGTTAAATCAAAATGGTAAAGAATTTAAAGATTTATTAATTGAATATCCAACAGATACAGTACTAAATTCTAATATTAATTTAATCCGTTCAAACATGAGAACATTACGAAATAATACTAAAATTCCAGAAGTTTTACATACATATACAAAAGAAACTTTTAAATTTGCATTATTTATAACATTAGTAATATTATTTGCGATATTTCATTTTGTATATTATCATATGCATCGTCCAGTTATAGCTACAGTAGTTGTGTCATTCATTGTATTTTTATTAGTAATTCTAGGACCAATATATGGTTGGATAATCAATGTAATTAATAAAACATAAGAATAAAATATATAATTAAAAGTAGAGGTCAATGACTACTGAAAATCAAGTACCAAATTTAAAGTTTCTTGATTTAACTACAATTGGAAAACCTGTTAAAGAAATAGGATTAAGCAATGGACTTGATGAAACTATTTTTAGTATGCCTGGTGGTCCAGATAAATTAAATTTTTATTATCAAACAAGTAGTGATACAGATAAAGCAGCTTTTATAAAAACAATGAATATATATCTAAAAGAAAAAGAACGTTTAGATAAAATAAATACTGCGAAAGAAGATATTCGTAGAATTTTAAATAAATCATGGCGTAAAGAAAAAGCACAAGCAGTTGATAATGGTTTAGTTTTTAAACAAAGTAAATTAACACCACCAGTTGGTATTGTGGAAAAAAAATCTACAAATGGAGGAGGTTTAATTGATTATGTATCTAGATGGAATAAGCAACCTGAAATGCATGGAGGTTCAGGAAAATTAACTGAATATATGAATATATATGATACAGTATCAAAACCAGGCTATATCAAATCTGTAAGTGATTACGATGAAAAATATACAAAAGAAAACCTTGTAGAAGATTATGATGCAGATCCAATTTTTTCAGCAAATACAGTTAAAACAAACACATCTGATAGATTAGTCTTTGTTTTTGGTACATATATAATTCGTGCAATAATACTTTTCATGATAGAGTGGAGTATTAATTCGCATATGATAACAACATTTCAACAATGTTTTAATGCATATATTGTTGGTTATATTTCACTATTTCTTGTATGGGTTCTGTTAGCAAATATAGGTGAAAATAAATATGAACAAAATGTATTACTCAATTCATTATTTTATTATATTAATAGTAAAAATAAGGGCGCATATGCAAGAATTGGTGTACATTTAATTATTCAAGTTTTATTACTTCCATTTATATTTATAATTAAATATCAAACAACACCAATAGAACAAGACTCATTTGAACAAAAACGTGCACTTTATAATGCAATATCAAACGTTACATTTTTGATCTGGTTAATGACAACCGTGATTGCTTCGCGATTATAATATCCGGTAAATATCATTATTTTTAATTCTTGTACAACATATAGGGTGTACTCATAATACATAAAATGGGTGGCAAGTCTAATACAAATGAACAAGAACAAGAACTTAAAGGTGCAGGTCGTGTAATGGAAAAAATTAAATTAAATAATAATACAATTGTTACGATTGATGAAGATAATAAAGCAGATGCATATAAGTTTATATCAAAAGTTGAATCAGGAAATAAAGGAAAGGATATTGATAGCTTGTGGACACGTGCATCACAATATGTGGCTACTGCTTTTCAAAGATATGATCGTTCTATTAATGCAAGAAAAAAAATGTTTCCAAGAGAAGCTCCACTAGATATTGTGAGTGAAGAAGAAGCTAAAGAAAAATTACATGATACTTACAACATACCTCAAGAATTATTAGATAAAAATGATTATAATAAAGTGAAAGCTATTTTATATAGATATTTAGATACTATTCAAAATTCTCCTCATAGAATACCAAAAGAATTTTTAGAAACACTTACAAAAAAAGATATAGAAAAACAAAAAACTGATGAAGAAGCGAGACAACGTGCAGAAGCTGAAGCAAGACAACGTGCAGAAGCTGAAGCAAGACAACGTGCAGAAGCTGAAGCTCAAGCAAGAGAAACGAATAGACTTAGAGTTGAAAAAGAAACAATAACCAATATGATTGCTGCATTAGATGTATTCAAACAAATCTCAAAAAAAGAACATGATGAATCAGTAAAACTTGCGAAAAAAAAAGCACATCTTGCTGAGGAAGCTGAAAGACAACGAATTGCAGCTGAGGAAGCTGAAAAAGAACAAGCAAAAAATAATTTAATGAGTTCTATAAATATAAATATTAATGAATATCAAAAACTTATTGGAAATATTGCAAATATAATAACACAAACTGAAAATGAACTGAAATTATTAACTGCAAAAGATGCTACTCAAAAAGTTTTAAATAGAAATATTGAAATGTATTCAACAATAATTAATAATTTAAAAAATGTAACTCAAGAAACATATGATTCAATATTAAAAGAAGCTGCGAAGAAAGCTGCAGAGGATGCTGCAACCATAAGTTTAGAAGCTTATAAAAAAATATTTGATCAAATAAAAGATATTAGTCTTATTACTCAAGATACCCTTTTAAATGAACAACGTAATGCAGAAGAAGCGGCTGTACAAGCGGCTGTACAAGCGGCTGCACAAGCGGCTGCTAAAGCAGGTCTAGATACATATAAAGGTGTTATTGATAATATGAGGTTAATAGGACAGCAAGCAAAAGATTCACTTATATCTCAACAAGCTGCAAAAGATGCTGCCAATGAAAGTTTAAAAGTATATATAGATCTCATCAATAAAATATCATCTATAAGTATAGATTCTCAGTTAGCATTGTCTAAACAAGCTGCTGCAAAAGCTGCTAAAATAACTTTAGAAGCTTATAAAAAATCAATTGTAACAACTCAACAAATAAGTGAATTATTACAAGAAAAATTAAAAGAAAAACAACGACAACTCTATGAAGCTGCACAACAAGCTGCTCAAGATGCTGCAAATAAATCTATAGAATCTTATCAAAAAATACTTGCTGATGTAAACACTTTAGTAAGAGAAACACAACGCAGTTTGAAATTAGCTCACGATACAGATGAAGCTAAAAATGCAACAATTGGAGCAGCAGTGGCAAGTTTTGAAGCATATAAAACAACAATTCAATCAACTCAACAATTATCAGGATTACTTCAAATCAATTTAGAAAAAGTAATTACACAAAATACTATGAAAGATAATATACAAGAATACAAACAAGTTATAGAAGATTTAAGCAATTTATTACAAAATACAACAGAATCAATTCAATTTGCAATTGATAAAGAACAGACAGAAACTGCATTAGCAGCTGCAAAACAAACTTCTATACAAGCAGTTAAAGATAGCATTCAAGTATATCAAAATGTTTTAAGGTCAACACAGAATCTTACTGAAAATATTAATAAAAAATTGGCATTCGATGCAGCTATGAATACATTAAAACAATCAATCAATGCTTATAAAGTGGTTATTAATAATATAAATACTATATCATTTCAAGTTGAAAAAAAATTGCGAGATAAAAATGCAAAAGACTCTACAACTACTGCTGTAAAAACTATATTAACACAATTAGATGATATTATTAGAAGAACTGTACCAGTTTTAAGTTCAGTTCAACTTTCTTTAGGTATTCAACTTGCTAAACAAGCAGCGAAAGATAGTTTAGATAAATATAAAAAAATTACTGAACAAACTCAAAAGCTACTTGAAGTTATAACAAGAGTCCATAAAAATAATATTGATACTGAAAAAGATGCACAAGACAAGATATCTGTGGCTATACATGATATAAATGATAGATCAAGTTTAGAAAAAACTGCAGCTACACAAAAACAACTCATAGAAGAAGACCATTTATTAAAATTAAAAACTCTTGAAGAAACAAGAGCGAAAGAAAAAGAAATAACAGCTATTGCAAAAGATACATTAGCAAAATTAAATAGTGCACTGAAAAACACTCAAGCTGAAACTGATGCACAATCAGTAATTGTAAGTACTATAAATGCTGTTGTAGCTGCGGCTAATGCTGAAAAAGCTCAATTAGCTCTTTTAACAGCTGAAAATGAAGCAAAAGAAGGTATAAAAACCCCTTTAGATTTTATTGCACTACAAAGTACTATTGAAAAAGCCAATACTGAAAAAAATACCGCTGAAAAAGAAGCAAAGTCAGCACTAGTAAATATTATTACAAAAATTACTGAAAAAGATACTGTTGAATTGTTAAAATCAACTTTAAAAACTATTATAAATGCTACACAAATAGAAATAGATACTGCTCAAGTTCAAGCTGCAAGACGTGCTGCAGAAGAGCGTAAAAACCTTAGTACTATAGAAAATGCTGCAAAAGAAAATTTAACTGAATTACCTGAAAAACTTAAATTAAATGCTGAAATTGAAGAAAAAGAAAAAATAGCAGTTAATACTCTTACTCAACTATTGAAATCACAACAAGAACATATTGATAAAATAAAGATTGAAGCCGATGCTCGTAGTGCAGAATTAAATGCAAAACAAGATTTTAAAAATAAAGTTTTAGATAGTCTCCAAAAGAAAGCAGTAGATGAACTTGAAATAGCAACTATAAAAAATTTATCTATTTCAAAATTAATTGAAATAGCTACAAATAAAAAAACATCCAATGAAGTAAATCAAAATGAAACTATTGCATTACAAACAATTCGTAATTTAAATACTGATTTACAAAATAAACTTACTGAAATACAAGCAATTGAAAGTTTAAAAATATTATTATTGAAATTAGAAAAATTAATAAGTAATGATTTAGAAAATACTGATAAAAAATATTT